TTGATGGAAGCGGGAAAAACAGTCCGACCGATTTGGGGAAAGAGAAGTTTGACAAGGTTATGAGAGAGGAGTTGGAGGTGATTTAATGGGCGCATTTAAAGATATGACAGGACAGCAATTCGGAGACTTCATCATCGACTCTTTTGACCCGATAAAAGGTAAGTATAAGTATTATTGGAATTGTCATTGTGTAAAATGTGGTTATAAAAAATCGGTAGAAGGAAGCAGTATTAGAGCCGGAAATAGCACAAGATGTGTTTGCAATAAGTCTTTTGGACAAAGAGAAAGTCTCGGATACGAAAAAGATATATCTGGAAAAGTTTATGGCGGTTTAACTGTTTTGAGCTATTGTGACACGAAAAGTATGCACTCAAGATGGTTGTGCAAATGCAGTTGTGGAAACGAGGAAGTTTTTAGTATTTCACAATTAAAAAGAAGAAAAAATCTGATGTGTTCCCAATGTGTGAAAAAATATAAAGATATAAGAAACGTAATTTCGGAAGAAAATTTAAATTCTAATGGGATTCCAATAAATATCATTCAATCCACGCAAAGAAAACAAAACAAATATGAAATTCAAAATGATGTTGCTATTATAAACGACAAAATTATTGTAGATAGTGAGTTTGTGAATTATTTGAAGTCATTCGATAGATACATCAGTATAGACAGCCGTGGATATGCCTATTTTTCATATTGTGATCAAGACGTATATTTGCATAGGCTTTTGACAAAAACACCACTGTTTTTCGATGCAAGTAGCAAGGACATAGAAATAATTGATCATATAAATAGAAATAGATGCGATAACAGAATTGAAAACCTAAGAATAATTAAAAAATCCGAAAATCCCGTTAATTGTTCAGTATATTCCAACAATAAAAGTGGGCACAAAGGAATTTCGTGGCTTGAACGATTGCAAAAATGGCAGGTAAATATTCAATATAAAAATAAAAATCATTATATTGGAGTTTTTGAGAATATCGACGATGCAATTCTTGCAAGGAAACAAGCGGAGCAAGACGTATTTGGAAAGGTGGATTAAAAATGCAAAATCTTCATCGACATACTTCGTATTCAAACGTGTGTATTGCAGATTCTGCGGCAACGAATGAACAATATGCCAAAAGAGCCGTTGAACTTGGACATAAAGTAATTAGCAGTGTCGAGCACGGATGGCAGGGATATTATTATCAATGTTATGAACTTGCTCAAAAATATAATCTCAAATTTGTTTTCGGAGCAGAAGCATATTGGGTTAAAGATAGACAAAAAGAATATGAGGAAATTGATCCAGCAACAGGAGAGCCGTTAAAAAACAAAGACGGAACAATAAAGGCACACAAAGATAATTCTAATTGTCATATATTACTTCTTGCAAAGACGGAAGTTGGAAGACGTGCCATCAACAAAATTCTTTCAGAGGCAAATGAAACTGGGTATTATTTTAGGCCGCGCGTCGATCTCGAACTTCTTCTTTCCCTTCCTCCCGATGATGTTGTTGTAACGACTGCTTGCGTGGCATATTGGAAATATGAAGACATCGAAGACATTACTCTTCAATTGTGGAGACATTTTGGGAAAAACTTTTATCTGGAGATCCAAGCGCATAAAACAGATCAACAGAGAGAGATCTCCCGTAGAATTCTTTCCTTGTCGCAAAGATATGGAATTGAAATGATTGTTGGTCTTGACAGTCATTACATTTATCCGGAACAAGCACAAGAGAGAGAATATATTCTCGAAGCAAAAGACGTCCATTATAAAGACGAGGAGGGATGGTATATGGACTATCCCGACGACGAAGAGGTTATGAGACGTTTTATGGAGCAGGGAGTTTTTACAAGAGAACAGGTTCAAAGAGCAATGGACAATACTGATATTTCTCTAACGTTTGATGATTATGCAAAAGACAATCCTGTTTTCAGCAAAGATATTAAACTTCCTACTCTTTATCCAAATCTTTCACAGGAAGAAAGAAACAAAAAATATAGTGTTCTGATTAGCAAGCTTTTTAGAGAATACGCAGAGAAACATCATATCGCCGGAGAAGAGTATAAGAGATATCTTGAAGGAATCAAAATGGAAGTTCAAACAGTTAAGGATACCGGAATGGCTGATTACTTCCTTCTCGACTATGAAATCGTCAAAAGAGCGATTGAAAAAGGCGGTGTATTGACCGACAGCGGAAGAGGTTCTTCGGTTGGATATTTTACAAACACTCTTCTTGGTTTTTCAAAAGTCGATAGATTTCAAAGTCCGATAACGCTTTATCCTGAACGATTTATTAGCAAAACAAGAATTCTGGAAACCCATTCATTACCCGATTAACAACATAGTCGCCCATATAAGTGATTATATGTGGAAAACCTCGAATATCAGGGGAAGCCCTTAAGTCTTAATTACAAAACATTAGCGAAAGCAAAGTGTGGCATCGCCAACCCCGATGGTATTGTAAAAAGATTAAGAATTGGGAAATCCTGAGAGATAACCCTAACCGAATTTATCGCATGGGGAGCTCGCAACGACTACCAAGAGGAGTCCGAGATAATATCAACGATTGTGGTATAGTCTATTCCGACCATTTGTTTGGTGTAAATACTACGAAAGTAGCGGTAGATCAAGATTGATATGAACTGGGGAACCCCAGAAATTGCAGAAGAAGCACAGAAAGAAATTCTTGGAGACGACCACGCAATTCCAATGATCGCCTTCGGAACTTGCAAAAAGAAATCGGCTTTTAAATTGTTCGCTCGTTCACAAAATATGGATTTTGAGCTGGCGAATACCATCTCTTCGCAGATTGCAGATTACGAAGAAGCTGTTAAAAACGCAGACGAAGACGATAAGGACGCAATCGACATTTATGATTTTGTAGATAAAAAATATGCCAATTATCTCGAACAGAGCAAAAAGTATTGGGGCATTATTATGGATAAAAAGAAAGCCCCGTGCGCGTTCCTTCTTTATCAGGGTAACATTCGAGAAGAAATTGGGCTGATTAAATGTAAGTCGGAATCAACAGGAAAAGAATTTTTAACAGCCGTTGTAGACGGAGCGATTGCAGAAAATTATAAATTCCTGAAAAATGATATTCTTTGTGTAAGCATTGTCCTTTTAGTAGATAAGATTTATCGCAGAATCGGAATTCCGCACAAAACGGTTGAAGAACTGAAAGATTTCGTTAAAAACGATCCAAAAACTTGGGACATTTATAAAAACGGATATACTCTTGGAGTTAATCAGTGCGAGCAAGTAAGTTCTGCAAAGAAAATGATGCGCTTTCAAGCAAAAAACATTTCAGAACTTTCGGCGTGGATTGCCGCAATTCGCCCTGCTTTCAAGTCGATGTACTCCAAGTTTGAATCGAGAGAATCCTTTAGTTATGGAATTCCTGCTTTTGACAAACTCTTGCAGACAGAAGAACTTCCACAGTCGTGGATTTTGTATCAGGAACAGTCGATGTCCGTTCTTTCATATGCCGGATTTCCGATGGATGAATGTTATGGAATCATAAAGGCAATTGCTAAAAAACACCCAGAAAAAGTTCGTCCGTTGAAAGATAGATTTATCGAAGGATTCAAAAAGATAATCATTACAGAAGAAGGAATTGAAGAAAACCAAGCACAGGAAATGAGCGAAAGGGTTTGGCAAATCATCAACGACTCTTGCGGGTACGGTTTCAATTCTGCGCACGCATATTGTATGGCAATCGACAGCCTTTCTTGCGCAATGCTGAAAGCGAATTATCCATACGAATTTTATGAGGTGCTTTTACAGTTCCATTCAGATAGAGGAGAAAAGGACAAAGTTGGCGCACTAAAAGCGGAAATGAAAAAGGCTTTTGGAATTCAAGAAGGTCCGTATCGATTTGGAGAAGATAACCGAAAGTTTAATGCAATTCCGGAAAGAGGAATTATTCAACCGTCTCTCTTGTCAATTAAGGGATTGAGTCAGGATTTGGCAAACGACCTTTATGAACTTTCTCAAACAAAACGGTTCGACAACTTTATAGACCTGTTGAGAGAATTCGATCATATGAAATCAATGAATGTTGCGAAGTTGGATACACTGATTAAACTCAACTATTTCTCACAATTCGCACCTATCGGAAAACTTCTGAACATCGTTGAACTCTATAACAAATTCGGAACCCGCAAGACACTCAAAGAATCCGATGTTTTGTCTCTTCCAACGCCCGTCCAAGAAGTTATCGCAAAATATACCGTCAAGCCAAAGACGCAGTATAAAATCACAGATAGCGACGGAATGCTCCGGGAGCTTGCGGAATTGACGGGAGAACGCCCGATTACGATGATGATGCGATTGAGCTGGGAAAAGGAGCTTCTTGGTTACTGCTCTTCTACGGATCCATCGCAAAAGGGAAGCTGGCTCGTTCTGGATATCGATACAAAGTATTCTCCGAAGTTGAGTATTTATGCTATCTGGAGCGGAGAACAACGCATTGTTAAGGTTTCGAAGCGTGACTTCCAATCGAATCCTCTCACCAAAGGTGATACAATTCGCCTAACCATCGAACAGCGTCCGAAGACAAAACTTGTGGATGGACAATGGGTGAAAGATGAAAGTATTAAAGAAGATTGGTTAAAATATTACTCAATTGTTAAATAATGGAGGAAGTAAGATGAAGATTGCTCGTTCGTGGGCGATGCCAAATAAAAATACATTTGGAATTGCTCCGATTAAAGACCTTCTCGAACGTTATATTACACCGTTCGATGAGGTGGTCGACCCATTCGCAAATAACTGCGAATGGGGGACGATCACAAATGATATCGATCCGCAATATAAAACAGACTATCATATGGATGCGACAGACTTTCTAAAAATGCTTCCAGACCAATGTGCTAACGTTGTTTTATACGATCCGCCGTTTAGTCCAAGACAAGTAATGGAGTGTTACAAAAAGTTTGGAATGAGTGTGAATATGGAAACAACACAGGCGTCGTATTGGTCGAAACAAAAAGAGCAAATCGCGAGAATTATTAAACAAAACGGAACCGTAATTACTTGCGGGTGGAATAGCGGTGGCATTGGGAAGAAATATGGATTCGAAATAGTTGAAATATTATTGGTGGCACACGGTGGGTGGCATAACGATACTATTGTAACGGTTGAAAGAAAGGTTAAATGATGGAAAACAAAATATTAAAATCCTGCCCATTCTGCGGTGGAAAAGCAACGGTTGTATGTTGTGATGACGAAGGAAACATCCACGATGATAATTATGCAAACGACCCGTGGAATGGATTGTGGTATCAAATCAGACATTCGCACGAGGAAAATGAAGGGTGTCCAATTGCAAGATATGCAGAGGACAATACGGCAATAGGCACATATACTTATAATACAAGAGAAGAAGCAGTTGAAGCATGGAATAGGAGGATGAATGATGCCGAAATACATTGACAAAGACGCTCTGTTGCATAAAATACAAGAACGCCATGAAGATTTAAAGAAAAATTACTGTAAATATGACAACTATGTTATGGGGTTTGGTGAAGCAATCAAACTTATTGAAAAAGCACCTGCTGCAACAGACGTGCATAAAGACGAGGAAGGTGAATGGGTTCGTATAAACGACAAAGAAGTAAAATGTTCCTGTTGTAGTCTTATTAGAAATATCACAACACAAGAAGGTTGGAGATTTTGTCCGTCATGCGGAGTATTGATGCTGGAGGATAAATAATGTCAAGATATATTGATGCAGATCAGATTGTATATTGGATTCGACATACAAGCAGAGATGGATTAGAAGATGATATAAGAAGGGTTGCCTTTAAGGATGCAATTGAAAGAATTCCCACTGCCGATGTGCAGGAAGTGGAACACGGGAAGTGGGTACATTATGGAGAATACGTGCAATGCAGCAATTGTGAGCATGTAACTGAAGATTACTGTATCGATGGTGATAACGAGTCTGGATATTACACAGTGTTGCCGCACTATTGCAGTAACTGTGGTGCGAAGATGGATTTGGAGGAGAATGAAAATGAACATTAACTGGGACAAAATTCAACTGGCAGTAGACATGATTAAATCTGGCGTTTGCAACAAATGCATTGTTGATGAAGGTATCGTTTACAAATGTGGAATGATTATTAGAATTGATATTAATAATCAATTTGAATAAGTGTTTGGAGGATTAAAATATCTAACTATATTGATAGGAATATCCTTTTGGAAGAATTGAATGAAACGCAGATAGAGGGTGACGAATATTATAAGGGGCTTGGACGAGCTAAACAGATTGTGTGCGATCAACCGACCGTAGATGTGGAAGAAGTGGAACACGCAAAATGGATTTATAGAGGTCATCACGAGATGATGGGACACGCATTCCAATGTTCTGTCTGCGAAAGGTGGATGTTTACAAATTTTCCAAAACACGTTATTGGAGAATATCCGTATTGCCACTGTGGAGCGAAGATGGAAAGCGTAAAAGGATTGGAGGAAGATTAAATGCTCAAATCTTGGAAAAGAAATGGCACTCGCAGACCGTTTCCGGCAATGTATGAAGCACAAAAAATGTTTGGAGAAAAAGTTTGGTTCCGATGCCCGGACTATGTTGAACCAAAACATTGCAAATGGTGCGGAAAACCATTAAGTGGACGTAGAACAAGTTTTTGTTGTGATGAACACAGCAAGGCATTTAATGATATGACGGTATGGAACAGAGGAAGAGATCCGTATTCCCTGCGCATTCTTTATCGAGACAATTTTACTTGTCAAAAATGCGGCGAATTTCACGCATTTCAAAACGAATATGGCATGGCAATTCCAATTGATGATGGGAAATTAAATGTACATCATATCGTGCCCGTTTGCAATGGCGGTGGTGATGAACCAGAAAATCTTGTAAAATTGTGTGTAGATTGCCACAAAGAGATTCATAAAAAATATATGAAGATGGAGAATATAGAGGGATAAAATATGTATGTATACGATTATTGGATGAAAGACGGTTCGCGAAAACAGTTTCTTACAGATAATCATTCATTTATTCCAGACGAGGTTTGTGATTTTATAGACTCTCATAAAAAAGAAATTACTGGTGCTTTTTACGACCGTTTTTATATGGATGTAGAATCTTTTTTGAGCGGAGATAAGCTGAAAGATTATCAAGTTATTTGTAAATATTATGAAGAATAAGAGGATTAAAAAAATGGATAATCAGAAATTTGTAGAACTTGTGAAGAAGGCTGTTGTGGATTATTTTAACAGTCACAAAGAAATTACAGACAATGGTCGGCTGACGCCAGAAGATGTTTATGTCGTATGGTTGTGTAAAACGCTTCAAAACAATAAGGCTCTTTTGAGCACAACTGTTTTGGATGGCATGTATTACGTAGCAACATATAACGGAGACAAAAACGAAATGTATTTGGATGCTTACAAAAAGTGGTATAACAAGTGTATTAAGATTGAAGGGTAAATAAAACTATAATTTTATTAGCAAGAAAGGAGAACAATTAAAGGTGTTGGGAATGGATGTTCATTTTGCCTGTTGCTTCGGAGAAACGGTTTATTATATTTCCGAAGTCGACAATATAACAATAAAAGAAGCTGTTGTTAGAGGGTTTCGCTTTTATCAATATTGTACATTATATGATGTGTATGATAAAGAAGAAAATCGCTACTTTGTATTGGAATCCGATGAAATATATTTTACGAGAGAAGAAGCAGAAGAGGTAATTAAAGGGGGAGAACAAAGATGTTAGGAATGGATATTCATTTGCCTTGCAGTTTTGGAGACAAAGTTTATTATATTTCCGGAATTGACAAAATTAAGGAAGCTATTATTAGAGGGTTTTGTATTTATCACGATTGCATATTATATGAAGTGTATAATAAAGAAGAAAATGACTACTTTGTAATGGAATCTCGTAAAATATATTTTACAATAGAAGAAGCAAAAGATGCTATTTAAAGGAGAATAATAATTATGGAACACAGCAAAACCAAACTCCCGTTTGTATCGGGAAGAAAATACAACAACCTTCTCAAGGACTATGAGGACGTCGTTCATAAGCTTGAAATTCTTTTAGTTGAAGCCACTGGAGATAGGCTTTCAAAATCCACCTACCCTCTTGAAGTGATGTTGTCCGAATCAATTCGATACAAAGAAGAGTTGGTTGATGAAGCAGTTGAAAGAGCCCTGAAAGAAAGTTTGGAGACCGATAATGGCGACACAAACTAAAAAATCATACCAGCAGCCAAAATTCTCATACTCTCGCACAGAAGTATATGAGAACTGCCCATACCGATATTATCTTCAATATGTAAAAGGGCATTATATTCCTGCGACTAGTCTTGCGATTTCCTGCGGAACGCTAATTCATCGCATAAATGAAATTCAAACAAACACACTTCTCGCCGGAAAGCCCATCGATTATCAGATGCTGAAAGATTATTTCCAAAATGTGAACATTCCAAAGAAAAGTCCGAAAGATAAGGACGGAGATATCTTTGGAGTAAACATTCTCCGACGGATGTTTCCTGACGATTGGGAATCTCTCGACAAGACCGGAAGAACCTTTGAAGAGAAGGCGCAAGCGTTTTTGGAAAGAGGAATTTATCGGCAAGAAGAATATCTTGCGGAACATCCGGAACTCAAACTTTTTGCCGCAGAAATGCCGTTTGAATATTACTTCGATAAGGTTCTTTTTACCGGTTCAATTGACCGCGTTCTTCAATACCGCGATGACCCGAAGCACTTTGTAATCCATGATCTAAAAACGAGCGCGGAAGCGTATGATGACAAAAAGCTGACAAGTCCCCGGCAGATGTGGGTTTATGTTGGAGCATTAAAGGAGCGGTTCGGGGAGGACATTCAAGTTCAGTGCGAGTATGAATTCCCGGTCGCGGAAGAAATGAGGAAAGCAGGGACTAAGGGTTGGGAAAAGCGTTGCGAAACAAAGATGCGGAAAATACTGGACGACATTTTCAACGAAAACTGGACAGCACACCCGTCTCCGCTGTGCTTCTACTGCGCGTTTTGCAACAACAACCCAAATCAACCACACGAGGCGGCGAATCTTTGCCCGTATTATAGTCTCTGGACTCCGCAGGACAGATCATTTGCTGTCCGGCTCCCGTGGCAAGGAATTGAGATGGATGAAATTCAGCACAAAAAACTTGAACAGCTCGAAGCATTGGACGATGAATTTGCCGACGAAATCGAAGAAGAAGCGGCTGAACTGAACGACGATTGGGATCTCTAAAAATATTTTAAAGAAATTTTCGAAAACCCCTTGACGACAGAGGGGTTTTCTGTTATAATAATAGTGAAAGTAGAAAATACATTTAAAAGGAGAAAAAGAAATGAATGACAATTACGCAGTAATCAACGGTAAGCACATTAAACTGACTGAGGAGCAAGTGGAAATGCTTGGAGTTGAGAAAAGAAAGAACCCATTTGAGAGAGTTAACAAGGACGAAAACTACTATTTTATAACGAGTAGGGGTGCTGTTTTAAATTATGTTTATATAAACGATATGACTGATAGAGAATTGTACCATATCATTAATTATTTCAATGATAAACAATTCGCTGAACAAGTAGCTCTTCATCAGTTATTATACCGCAAACTGTTGAAGTTTGCATATGATAACGAGTGTGAAGACAATCAAGCGTGGAATAAAACAAATTGCCATTACTATGTTGCTTATAGCATAGATGAGTGCCGATTCTACGCTGATGTTACAGGGAGTTTTAAGCACAATGATGTATGGTTTTGTTCCAGAGATTCGGCAAACCGTGCAATCAAAGAGGTAGTCGAGCCGTTCATGAAAGAACATCCCGATTTTGTGTGGTGAAATGTTTGGCAAAGGAGAATAAAATGAAAAAAATCAAATTGACAATTGATGGTAGAGAAGTTCAGCTGACAGACGAACAATTGAAGATGTTGGGAGTTGAGCCCGAGAAAAAGAGAAAGAATCCTTTCGAGAGAGTAAAGGGGAAAGAATATTATTGCATTGATGATGAAGAAATTTGTATGTACCGTGACTATGGTAATGGTAATGATAAATCCTTATATAGGCAGTCAAACTATTTTAACGATGAACAGTTTGCAGAGCAAGTCGCACTTCATCAATTGTTCTATCGTAAGTTGCTGAAGTTTACCTATGACAACAACTGTGTAGATACCGCAGAATGGAGGCGCTATAGCAAGCATTGGTTTATTTACTATAATTGGGACACGAAAGAAGTTAACCTTGGTCTTGCCAATGTAGAACAACACTTTTCGACTGTATATTTCTCCACGGCATAGGCTGCTTATCAGGCAATTAAAGAAGTGGCAGAACCATTCATGAAAGAGCATCCAAATTTTGTGTGGTGAAAGGAGTATAACAAATGTATTATCTGCTAAATCATATATTTATCTTTTTTCTAACAATCGCAATCTATCTTGTTTACACAAAGGAAGCATCGAGCGGTTTCGTATTGGCATTTCTTCTAATTGCTGCTATAGCAAATCTTTGCGCTTCTGTCTACGCAACATCGAAGTATAACGCACTTGAAGACCGCATCGAGGAACTGGAGAATAAGAACGAGAAAGATAAGTGAGGAGAAATATTATGAAAAACCTTCTTGTTGTTATTGATGCACAAAACGATTTTATCGATGGCGCTCTCGGAACTTCGGAGGCCCGAAAAGTAGTTCCAAACATTATCAAAAAGATGCGAGAATACCGAATTGTTAATAATGGGTTTGTGGAAGATCGGGATGAAAGTGTCATTTTATTTACGCTGGATACCCATTATGCGGAGACTTATGACGATTCTCCAGAGGGAAAGAAACTTCCAATCAGGCATTGTATTTATAACACGCTTGGTTGGCAGATTAATCATGACATTGCGTTGGAATATTATGCCGGAAATTATGCTCGTTTTGAGGATGGTTTTATCACAAATGGAAGAATTCAGAAAAGCACCTTCGGTTCAATGAAGTTGATGGACATTGCGAGAACTTGGTGTACGGAGAAGATCGAGTTGGTCGGCTTCTGTACGGACATTTGCGTTATCTCTAACGCACTGATGTTAAAGGCGGCGATGCCAGAAATTCAAATCGTTGTTGATTCGTCCTGCTGTGCGGGGACAACTCCAAAAATGCACGAAGAGGCACTGGACATTATGAGGTCTTGTCAGATTGATGTTATCTAACTACGAAACAAAAAAATAAAATATAAATCAAAAAAGGAGAAATAATTATGGAAACCACTATTATTTTTAAGGATCTGCTGAAGCGTTGGAAGGAAGAAGCAGGCGTCGAAAAGGATGTTACTCTTGTTTCGAAGAAGGGGAACTCTCTGATTATTTGCACTCGTCGTCCCGGTTGGTATATTGGAAAAGGTGGGGAGCTGTATAACAAATATTTCCAGATGATTGAGAGCGGCGAGACCGATAAGGGCGAAAGAATTACTCACAGCCCATTTGATGTTGGAGAACTCGAAAAGATCGAATTCGTTGAAACTTTTGATAAAATTTAAGGAGAAAAGAAAAATGACCAATGCAGTAGAAAAAGTAAAAGAAGTAATCGAGAATAATATCGAAGATGCTTTGTGTGGGATTTTCGATTGTCGTAACGTCGTTGGCGATCCGATGGAAACGATTTACGACGAAATGGGGGTCAGAATTGAGATCTGTCGTAAATGGGAATATTTTGAAGTATTCGGTTTGACGGATGAAGAGCTTTCGGAAGTCGAGTCCTTTTACGAAGATCTGATTTCGAAGGTACAATGAAAAGGAGAGAAAGATGACATCAAATACGAATTGTTGTTCTTGCAAGAAGTATGGTGAATATTGCGAATATGCGAATATGTATGGAAATTGTCTGTCAACCGCGTGTAAAAAAGTAACACCGATAATGTCAGAAATTAGTCCGGTTCTGCCGGACTATCGAATCGTTCATCGGAAGGACGGCGTATATGATTTGTACGACAGTTTGCGCTGGCTTATGTCTCGTGGGTGCGTTGACGATATTTTGAATTTTCTTTCGACAGCGAGTAAATATTCGGCAATTCGAATTGTGTTCGAAGATAAAAGTTTGGAGGAATAATTATGACGCTTTTTAGCATTAAAAATTTAGAGATAGAAATAGTAGAACATATTAAATCCATTTCGACATATAATCATAATTATTATAAAATTAAACCATCTTGTGACGATTATTATGATTTTTATGATAACGACATAGCATATATTGAATCTTATGATGACGAAACAATACAATCTATTTATTTTGGTAAATTTATTGATGGTAAATTTGTTCCAGCATTTATGGTAACTTACGATGAGGGGTGGGATATCTAAAATGAGAAAGCTTCGCAAATCAGAAATTAACCGAATTATTAAAGAGAATGCTGCGCTTTCTAACGAGGACCTCCTTAACAAATACTTCGATATTGTTTACCGCGATGTTCTCGGTTCGCAGGCTGATCGTATGGAAGATGCGGGCTGGGACGAGTCAGATGTTAAAGAGCGTCGAGAGTATGAGAACTACATGGATTGTTATACTGATATTCTCGCGGGAATGTTGGAAGAGCGTGGTGTGGACCCGTGGAAAGATTATGCAAATAATATTACGGAGGGTATATAACGATGCCGAAGTACATTGACAAAGACAAGCTGGTTAACAGACTTGACGAACATTATGTAGCCCTCGTAAAGAAATGTGGATTTGATGATGAGTATGTTCGTGGGTATGGCGATGTTATCAGCGATATGGACGACGAACCTGCGGCTGATGTACGGGAAGTGAAACACGGGCACTGGATTAGGCAGCCGATTTCTGGATATGGAGATTGTATATGTTCTGTTTGTGGCGCAGTTTGCCATGTTCACGTATGTGCAGGTATACCTACACAGAGGTATTGCTATAAGTGCGGTGCAAAAATGTTGGAGGAAAAAAAATGAAACTTTGGATTGACGATGTTCGTCCCGCTCCTCCCGGTTATTTTCGCTGTAGATCTGTTAACGAAGCAAAGGAAATTATCGAAAAATATAGCAGTCGAGTAGACTTTGATAACAATTCTATTGATGATATAGAAATGATCGACATTGACCACGATGCAGGAATATACGCAAGTCAGGGCGGTGATTACATCAAGCTCCTTGACTGGCTTGAAGAAACGGATAGAAATTATCCTATAAGAATTCACTCAATGAATCCAGTTGGTGTTGAGAATATGCGAGCAATTATTCGACGTAATGGTTGGAAAGAAGTATTTTAACTATCTTTAGACAAGTAGAAGAAATAAGGAGAACAATAATTATGGGATATAGACATTATTTATACGCAGTTCCGAAAAAGCAGGTCGCGGAAATTCAGGCGTGTAAAACAAACGAAGACTGGTGTAATTTTGCAGAAAATTATGGTTATAAAGTAAATCGAGATTGTTGTGATGATGGAAGCGGGTGGTTTTCTCCATACAATGTTGGAACAAAACTATATGAATTGGGGAAGTATTCGGAAATCGGATTCAAACTGGAATCTGAAAGACCGTCGCTATTCACATCAGACGAGCTAAGGGAAAGATATTCCGATTATGGATTTGCTCTTCTAACGAAGGACGATTTCAAGGCGGTTATTGAGTTTTATCGGCAAAAAATCATTAGTTGGTTCAAAAGTCTGCTTGAAATCAAGGACAGTAGTGAACAATATCAGTTTGAGATACTAAAAGGGGAAGCACAAGACAAACTTGACAGATGGAGCGGAAAATATTTTGGGATTTCTCCGATTAATTTAGATGAAAGTAGAGAGCGCATTACTGACAGTTGGTCGTATGAGTATGCGATTTTCGAGTTGGTTCGAGTATATAAAGTGTTCGATTGGGAAAATAATGAACTTGTTTTAGTGGGGTGGTAATATATATGGAAAAGATTTTTTATACGAATGCTCGCGGAGCCGGTAAGACAAAATGGCTTGTAGATCAATATATTAAAGAAAGATGCGCGGGGAATTATTGTATTTATTTGGGGAACGAACGCAAACGATATCGTTTTATAGAGGAAGTGAGTAGCAGAGGGTTTTCTTATTTAAATGGTTTACCAGAAAATAACGATGGATATCCAATGTTATATTTTTTTACTGACGATTTGGAGAACGAAATTGGAACAGAAAACCTATGCTATGATAGATATCACTTCATTGGTGCAAGATGGTATATTACGCTCGACAGTGATTGTTTTGATAAAGAAAGCAGGTTATAAATGATTTATCGAGAAGAAGTGCGAGATCTGTTTTCGGTCCCGGATGATTATTATCTCGCGCATTGTATTAGCGCGGACTTCGGGATGGGAAAAGGGATTGTCGTAGAATTCAATAAGCGCTTCGATATGAAACATATTCTTCAGACAAAATATCCTGATTATGTTAATGAGTTTCACCGACAAAAGAAACTGTTCGATTGTATTTTAGAGGGTCGAGTTTTCAATCTGATTACAAAAGAGCGATATTTTGAGAAACCAACATATAACACTCTAACAGGTGCGTTGTGTGAAATGAAGGTTTTATGTTGGTCAGAAAATATTCATAAAATCGCAATGCCGATAATCGGATGTGGGCTGGATGGACTGGAATGGGATAAAGTTTCCAAAATCATTAAATATGTTTTTCAAGAAGAAGATATTGAGATTTTGGTTTGTCGAAAAGAGTAAGAAAAATAAATAAAAATTTTCAAAATCCTCTTGACAACAAGGGGATTTTGTGGTATAATGATAGTAGAAAGAAAGGATGGTGTAAAAATATGAGACTTTGGCATATTGATTTGATTCCATATCTTCCGAAATCACAGCTGGTTGCACAGTGGAGGGAATTGAATTCGATCTACAAAAAGCAGGATAATCATATTCTGATTAATTATGTCTATAATTACGGTAAGGAATATCTGTTGTATTATTCCAATCGTGTTTTGTTCGAAATGGAACAAAGAAATGTCCGTGTCAAATCGTTTGAAAATTATTTCAACTATTTCGGCGGTGTTCTTTACTGGCGACCAATGCCCACATATCGATTTGCCGAACACAATGACGAATATCTTCTCTGCAACTACTATAATCTTCTCGAAAAATATCGTCGAGGGCAGAAAGATTTTTCGGAAGAAGAATTTGAAAAATTAACCGATTTTGTTAAAAAATCTATAGGAGGAAAATTATGAAAGAAAAGTATGTGAGAGCCGACCTTTTACTTGATCTTTTTGCTGCGAGTTATAAAATAACAAGAGAAGAAATTGAACGTGGAGAAGACGAGAAAGATCACGCAGCATACGGATATGTATGTTGCAGCACCATTGTTGAACACGAACCGGCATATCCGGTTAGAAAGGTTAGCGAAGACGAGTATAAAGCTCTCAAAGCACTCCAACTGATTCACGATTTGTGTATCGATTATGACGGTTTTAATACAGTCGATGGACTGAAATCTCTAATCGACGACATCCGAGTAATTACGGAGGAAACACTGAAATGACTAATGGTTCTTATTTTATCGATAGCAGAGCCAATAGAAGGGCAAAAATTCATCGCTTTGAAAGTAATTGCTAAAATTACTTTTTGCGGCGTATTCGAGATGACAGTTTATGATTATATGAACTGGAATCCTCCGACGCCGGAACAGATTAAAAATCTGAAAAAAAGGAGGATTTTATGATTCCGAACAAAGAATGTTATGTAATTAAACTCCCGATTTACTATGACGAAGACATAGACTCCTATGTTTTAGATCAACAAGATGCGTTCGCTGTTCTCAACGAAAACAACAAAGGAGAAGCGGATTTGATCGATTATATTGACCATTATTGCGATTATCTCAATTATGACTTTTATCATTCTGAAACCGCTAACGGAAATATTGAAAAAGAATATTTGACAGGATGGATTTGTGGATTTAATAGGGCAAAACATTGTAGTATTATCGAAGAGGATAATCAAGTTTATATCAAAATTGGGAACTATAGGATAGTTTTTAGCAAACCATATAGAGGCCAGAGAGGCGAATAGATATGCCGAAGAATTTTATAGATCCGCATCTGCCGATCCCGTTCTGTATTTCCGGCTGGGACAATGGTGACAGAATTTTATATCAATGCCCGAAGTGTTGCGCATCTTTTCAGTTTTTCGGAGACTTGGAAAAATATTGTCACAATTGTGGAAGAAAAATCGAGTGGAAATTTTCCCCAACGTTTTTGGACGCCGACGAAAAATCAGAATATGATTCTTGCCCGCAGGAAGAAATTTTGTTGTTTTTATGTATTTTGTATCGGAAGGCTAAAAAAAGAAAAGAAAAAGCAGAAATGGAGAAGAAAAGATGATTTGGCCCAAAGGGATATCTTTCGACGGATTGGACGAAAAGGTTTCCGAATGGTGTAAAACACACAACTTTCTCGGAGACCCGCCGATCGACGCACAGTTTGCTCTCGATTTGATTTTCAAAACGCTGATTGATGACAAGGAACATCTCGATTATCTGACAACAATGCCTGGTTCTATTGAACAATCTAACAGTTTAATGCTCGATATGATTTTATGGAAATATAGTCGTTCATATCGAAAATGGAAAAAGAAGAAGATGAAAGAATGTAGAAAGGAGAAATGGTTATGAGCAAGTGCGATTGTTATCAATTTGAAACCAAAAGACGCTATTTATCAAACATTGACAAAATAACTTACACATTGGCCACTGAAAGGCTTGCGCCCGAATATATTGATGAAGAAGTTGGTGTTTGTTATGGCACTAAAGAAAAAGATGTTTGTAATTGTGGTGGAGATAAATCAAAATGCAATTTTTATGAAAGAGTTCGAGCAGAAGCGGCAGAGGAAAAGGAGAATCTTTCAACAACCAAAAATGTTCTCGAAGAAATCGAAGGTCTGATTGGAGATTATTGGGGAACAGATCCGATTTATTATGTTGGTTCCCAAAACACGGAAGAAGATGGAGCGGCGAAATTGTGTTGTAAAATTCTGGAAGTAATTCGGGTGTCACGGGGAGGAATCGATGGAGAAAATTCTTGAAAATACGCCAGAAACACGAGAATATCTCGAATCGCTTCCAAAGATTTATATGATTGCCTGTTGGGCGGGATATTGTGTTCGAGAATTTCCATTCGCTGGAAAGTATACGATAGATGGCATTCCATTTGTGTGGATATATGACGACTGTAACGGGACTTGCGATTGTTATTTCATGCGCAAATTAACTTACACAACAACCGGCTGGATTTATGCTTGGACGACAAGCAAGAGTCGCGCTGAAGAAATTGCGACGGCGCTGAATGAGAAGGCTGGGGAGAGCTGGAGAAATTCGTAAGATAATTAAATTATTTTTCAAAAAGCCCTTGACAAGCGGGGCTTTTTGTGGTATAATAGTGATAGAAGGAAAGGTAGGTATTGTTATGGATAAAAATTTTTATGGCGAGAATGTGTTTTTCGACAACGGTAATATGGGAGGTCCAAACGAGAGCAAGGAGTTTCTCGAAGGTCTTGCTAAAACCGAAAGACTTCTAAAAAATCAGGAACAGATTATTGAAGATGCGCAGGAGTTAAAAAGACTTCTGACCTTGAATTATCGGACCAAAATCATTTCATATAAAACCATTTATGACATTTCCAGACCGATGATTAAAAAGGCGCAGGAAGAACTCACAGAAAAAGACGGTCGCAAGAAAAAAAAGACAATCTCCGTTGGCTTGAAAAACAAATTCGAGATGATTTCGTTCCGACGTGGGGCGGAATTAAAATTACAGAATTCGCGACATACGGAATTAGATCGGTTTCGGACATTGTTTATTTTACGAACCTCGACAACGGAGGAGAATATTTCCTCTATATTCCAAACAAAGCAAATATGTCTGCCAGTGATTTATACTGGGATGATTTTTATGGAAAATTCTGTTTTGGAAGAAGAGAAAACAGTGTTCATATGAATGTGTTTGAATTCGGGTATACAATCAATGAAGTAAAAGACGGCGTGTTCAATTATCAGCAAGACCACGCACCGGAGGAGTATGGAAGCAACAAGTAGAATTATCGTCGAAGGATTTGTAAATAAGCAGATTTTTCCACGGACAAAAGTAAAAAGCGGAGATTTCGCCATATTTACGTTCTCTCCAGAAAGCGTAATCGGAGAAATCGACAGTAGAACAAAAAATCCAAAATATAAAACGGACGACATAACATTTAAAGGGCGCGTTCCTGAACTTGATGGCGGAACTCGATATAAAATCACTGCCGATCTAAAGCAGGATGCGAAATATGGCTGGCAGTATGATATCGTCAGCATTAACTCCGTTGTTAAACTTGACACAGAAGCAGATATCAGAAAGTTCCTCGGTTATGTTTTTACGGAAAATCAAATCAATGCACTATACGAGGTATATCCGAACCCCGTTGAGGTTTTGGAACGCGGAGACATCGAAGCGCTATGTAAAATTAAAGGAATCAAAGAGGCAAAGGCAACAAAGTTATTAAACAAATATAACGCTTCTAAAGATAGTAGTAAAGCATATACGACACTGTCAGAGTTTGGGCTGTCAAAAGCAACAATAGACCGATTGGTCGAACATTACGGCTCCGCAGATATTCTTGCTGAAAAAGTGAAAAACAATCCATACGCGCTGATTGGAGAAGGTGTCCGAATTGGTTGGTCGAAGGCGGACAGTATGGCGCTACGAAAGGGAATACCGACAAACTCGCAGTTTAGAATCAACGCATATGCGTTGTATTATTTGAGAAATCTTGCGGAGGTCGATGGTCATACATGGGTTCCGCTGGAAGCCCTTGGTTCTGGTATTAAAGGGTTGTCTAAAGATATTTCCACTGAAATGGTGAAAAGAGAGCTCCGACGAATGGTCGAGAACAAAACGCTGTTTTACGACAAAGAGACAAAGCGAATCGGATTGATGAAATATCGAAAGCTCGAAGAAATGATTTGTCGTGAGCTTTTGAGACTTCAAGAAGCAGAGTGTCGTAAAATGGAATTCGTCGAAGAAACAATCGCAGAGTGCGAGGAAGCCGTTGGGTTCCAATATACGGAAGAGCAGAAAGATGCAATACGAAATTTAGTGAATAAAAACGTCATTTTAATGACGGGAAACGCAGGTTGCGTAGACAAAGACACCGAGTTTTTTGATGGAACAAAATGGAAAAAGATTTCAGAATATGAGACCGGTGATTTGGTTCTTCAATATAACGACGACGGAACAGCCAACTTAACGAAACCGTTAATGTATTTCAAAAAGCCGTGTTCTGAATTTTATCATTTTGAAACCAAATATGGTCTTAATCAAACGGTTAGTGAAGATCACGATATGCTCTATTGGACGCAGAATGGTGTTAAAAAAACAGACACCATAAAAAAAATAATGGACACTCAAACCCGAGATGGGAATGGTTTTATCGGAAGATTTAATACCTCTTTCCGATACGGCGGTGCTGGAATTCCCCTAACCGACGAACAAATACGGGTTATGTGCGCCGTTATTTGTGATGGATCTTTTTATAAAAATATGGAAAACAGTCCAAGTGCACCATCTTTTAACAGATGCCGATTCCACATTAAAAAAGATAGAAAAAAAGAAAGGCTTCGCCAACTATTTACCGATGCTAATATTCAATGGAAAGAGTCTGCCTCCGCTGCGCAAGGATATACGGACCTATATATTCAGGCTCCAATCAAAACAAAAGTATTTGACGAATACTGGTATGCTTGTAATAATCATCAGCTTCAAATAATTTGTGATGAAATTATGTTCTGGGACGGCAATGAGGGTATTACAAAAAACGGCGTAATTCGTAAAAGATTTTCTAGTAATGTAAAAGAAACCGCAGAGTTCATTCAATTTGCCTATTCTGCTTGTGGATACAGGGCATCTATTTATATAAATGACAGAACTGGGCAAAAATATTTTACCTGTGGTAAGCTATATGAAAGAAAATCTGTCGAATATAATGTTTCGGTAACAAACAGGAGTTTTGTTAGTCTTTGTTACGATAAAAGAAAATCACATTGTAAAACAGAAATATCTAAAGTCCCGTCAGAAGATGGCTATAAATACTGCTTTATGGTAGAATCCACAATGCTTGTTTTGCGTAGAAACGGATGCATTTTTATTTCTTCCAATTGCGGAAAGAGCTCTTTAATGTATCCAGTGTCTCGCATCTTCAGAAAGAACGGGTTGGACTTCGAAATCTGTGCTCTTTCTGGTAAGGCATCTCTGAATCTTCACGAAATCACAAAGGAAGATGGAAAAACAATCCATCGTCTGCTGGGATGGAATCCGAAATTTGGCGGTCCAACATTCACCAAAAATGACCCGCTTCCAACAGATGTTGTTGTTTTGGATGAGGTTTCAATGGTCGGCGGCGAGTTGTTCTATTCATTGATTTCTGCGATTAAAGATGGCGGAAGGTTGATTATGCTCGGAGATCCGGGGCAGTTGGAGTCGATTGGTTTATGCAATTTGATTTCTGATCTAAGAAATTCTGGAAAAATTACCTGCGTTCATTTGTCTAAGATTTTTAGACAGGCTAAAAAATCTGGTATTATTACCGATTCTTTAAAAGTAAACGCGCAGATTCCAATCATTCCACCGAAGTTCCACGGAGAAGAAATTCACGGAGAGCTGAAAGATCTAAAGGTTGTCGCAAAGTATTCTTCCGAAGAATGCCTCGAAGCAATCAAAAAAGAGTTCAGACGACTTCGCTTCGACGAAAATATTCCAATCGAAGATATTTTGATTCTTTCCGCAAAGCGTTCAATGGGAGATTTGTCTGGACGGTCAATCAACCACGAAATTCAGAGTATGATTAAATTCGAGGACGAAAACCCGCTAAAAATCACATATTCCGACGGAATCAAATATGATGTATTGTATCACGTTGGCGATAGAGTAATTGTGATGAAAAACAATTATGAGGTTAAGACATCAGACGGTGATTCGACAGAAATTTTTAATGGAAATATTGGAACGATTATTGCTAAAGATAATTTCCACAGACAACTCACCGTTCGTCTCGCACAGGGAGATGTCATTATAGAGGGAGATATGCTCCTCGAGCTTCAACTCGGATATGCTATAACTTGTCATAAGTGTATATCTGGAGAAACAATGATTTATACGTCAGATGGATATAAATCTATGAAACAATTTGCAAAAGAAAATGGATATGAACAAGTTGGCGACTACGAATATACCGGAAATGTATCAGTATGGACGGGCGAATCATGGGAAAAACCAGACTTCTTTTATAATGTTGGAAAAAATTCTGGGTATAAAATTTTAACAGAAGGTAACAGATCTATAGCGGTAACATCCGATCATAAGTTTTTGGCTAAAAAGAATGGGGATATGCAAGAAAAATGGTACGAAGCCGAAGATCTGTGTGTTGGTGATTATATAAAGATGACAAAAGAAATCCCAGATTTTCAAAGCGAATATGTACACATTCCAGAAACTTTTTACAATTATAAAAGTGATGTTAGGAGCGTAAAATATAATCTTCCGAAAGTTATAGATGAAAAATTTGGTCTGTTCTTGGGTATGATGATAGCAGATGGGACTGTATTTAAAAACGGACACGGAGCAAGATTTGGAAAGAAGCAAAAAGAAGTGGTGGAAAAATTCGTCGAATTGGTTAATTGTTTATTTGGTTATTCTTGTAAAATTGATTATTGGGATTGGGCAAACATGTATTCGGCAGAAATTCATTCTACTTATATATGTGGCTTTTTGTCTCAGTTTGATGAATTGTTACCAAATCAAAAGAATATTCCAAAAGCAATTAAAATATCTCCGAAGTCTGTTCAGAGAGCGTTTATGCAAGGATTGATGGAAGATGGCGCTGTTCATATAAAGTCGGGGCATTTCGATATGATTGAATTTTATTCTTGCGAAAAATCTATTAGAGACGATTTATATTTTATGTTAATCCAAAATGGTATTCATTCTTCTTTATTTACAAGACGCGCGAAGGGGTATTGTTTATACATCTATGGGGAGATGGCCATTGAATTTAAAAACAAAATTGGATTCATTGGTAAAGAAAAAAATAAAAGATTAGAGTTAATATCAGAAAAAAGATGTAGCAAGCCATATAGAACCAAAGATGATTATTTTGTTAAAATAAAAAATATTGAACCAACAGAAGTAGACGCTTATTGTTTTAAAATGCCAAAAGAACCGCAATTCGTACAAAATGGATTTGTTGGTTCAAATTGTCAGGGCAGCGGAATTCCATACGTTATTGTTGCGTGCGACCCCGGAGCATATCAGCTTCTCACAAAACAGTGGTTATATACGGCGCTGTCGAGAGCAAAGAAGTATTGCGTTCTTGTTGGAACAGACAAATCAATCAATCAGTGTGTTAAAACAGACAGGGTGACAAGAAAATCAACTTGGCTCGCAGAGTTGTTAATGTTCCCAGAAAGAATTTGTTGTATCAGAACGACAGACACAACACAAGATGAAAGAATTCAAATGGATATGGAGGATTAATCGATGCTAATAATTTATATGGAGCGCAAGAGCACCCGTGGCTTTAGTCGTGGGATGAATTGCGCTTAGAATGTTATAAATTAAACAATATATTAAAAATCAAAAAGGAGGTGAAGGGCGTGGAAAAGGCTTATAAATACCGCATATACCCAAACGAACGGCAAAAAGAAATAATTGCAAAAACATTTGGTTGTTGCCGATTTGTATATAACAAATATCTTGCAGAAAAGATTGAATTATATAAAACCGAAAAGAAAAACATAACATATGTTAAATGTGCAAAAGCAATGTCTGAATTGAAAAACGAGCTTGAATGGCTTACGGAAGTCGATTCCACGGCTCTTCAATCCTCGTTAAAAGACTTAGATAACGCTTATAAAAAATTTTTCAAAGAACATGCGGGTTATCCAAAATTCAAAAGCAAGAAAGATAATCATAAGTCTTACAAATCTAAATACACAAATGGTAATATAGAATATCTGAACAACCACATTAAACTACCGAAACTTGGTTTGGTAAAAACGAGAAACAAGTTAATACCGCAAGGAAGGATAGTTAATGCAACAATATCACAAGAACCAACTGGAAAGTATTTTGTATCGTTGTGTTGTGTGGGCGTGAATATTCAGCCATTACCAACCACAAACAATTTGGTCGGTATAGATTTGGGGATTAAAGAATTCTGTATAACCAGTGATGGTGAGCTTGTGAACAACCCGAAATATCTTAAACAATCTCTTGACAAGCTTGCGAAAGTGCAGAGAGAACTATCTCGAAAAACAAAAGGTGGCTCTAACCGCAATAAAGCAAGAATAAAAGTTGCGAGATTGTACGAGAAGGTTTCTAATCAACGAAGAGACTTTTTGCAAAAACTTTCAACGCAAATAATAAAAGAAAATGACATGATTTGTCTCGAAGATTTGCAAGTTAAGAATATGGTTAAAAACCATAAACTTGCACGAGCAATCAACGATGTTTCTTGGTCGGAGTTTGTAAGAGAATTAGAATATAAAGCTCGTTGGTATGGAAGGACGGTAATTAAAGTCAGCAAATTCTTTCCGAGTTCACAGACTTGCAGTATTTGCGGTTGTAAAAATGCAGAAACAAAAAGTCTTAAGGTTAGAGAGTGGGATTGCCCCGTTTGTCACGCACACCATGACAGAGATGTAAATGCGGCGATAAATATTTTAAACGAAGGATTAAATGTTTGGCGGAATGAGAAAAATATGTTATAATACAAACAACCGTTGGGACAACGGGGATAGCTTGGTAAATATTTCGACAGTGGTCGGAAATTCCCAAGAATCTCACGACTAAAGTCGCGAGAGGTTCAACAGATTCACGAAATGTCTTACGGATACGAAGACTATCGTGATACCATCGTGAAATCATAGAAAGCTGTGATTGCTTCGAAGCGGAAGAAAACGACGAATCTTTGATTGTGTTTTGTAAAAACGCGGTATATTCATACGACGAAAGCGTTCGTTATGAGATAGAAGAAGCTGATGTCGATGATAAGGAGAGATAAAATATGAAGAACAAGAAATATTTAGTTGGTGAAGGGGCGGTTATTTGGTATAGCCTAGAAACAGGCAAGGAGTTCAAATGTAAAACAATACCGACGGACATAGATGAGGTGCGTCGGGGTTATGGGTGTGCTGAAAACGCCAACGAAGTCAAAACGAAAAAAGAGGAGAATTAATCAATGACAGAACAAAAACATATTCCCGGTAATCCGATGTATTCCGTTGGAGATCTGGTTTCGTTTTCGATGAAACTCGACGGGAAAACCATCGAAACCTTCGACGGAACCATCGAAATCGTCGATGGTTTTGGTGCGTGGGAGATTTTCGATCCACGTGAGCCGTCGTATGACATTATGGTTGAAAACTGGAGGGATAGCGGAGAACCCGCCCTTGTAAAACATATCAGAGAATCGGTAATCACGAAAAAAAGTTAAATTATTTTCCAGAAACCCCTTGACAATAAAGGGGTTTTGTGGTATAATAATAGTAGAAACGAGGTGAATATTTACGACAACCAATTATTTGTTAGAATTCATTCAAAATCATCCCAATGATTGGGAAGAAAAGCTGTCGTCCGACCCCTACAACCTGAAAATATCTCGCGACGGTCCGTATGTGATGTTCAAGTATAATCAACTTTCTTCGGACTTCTCGAATCCAATTGTGCGAGAAGCACGTGGAATCATCTTCCGAGAAGACAATTGGAAGTGTATGAGACGAGCTTTCGATAAGTTTTTCAATTATGGAGAGCCGAACGCGGCAGAGATCGATTGGAGCACGGCGAGGGTTCAGACCAAAATAGATGGTTCTCTTGTTAGCGCGTGGTTTGATTTTGACGATGGAAAGTGGCACTATTCGACAAACGGTACTATAGACGTCTATAAAGCTCCGACCGGAGACGTTAAACTTTCGACTTTCGGAAACGTTCTTGAAAAAGCATTTCTTAACAACGGTATTTCGAAAGAAAAATTTGAACAGATTGCCCCTAAGTCCGATTGCTATATTTTCGAACTTGTATCTCCGCAAACCCGTGTCGTAATTCCGTATGAGAAGCCAGACATCTATTTTATTGGATATAGAATAATGTCGAGAATAATATCGATGGAATATGAAATGGATACTGAAGAGTCTATTATTTCCGAGTTTTTCAAGACTCCAAAGGAATATAATTTTCATTCCGCGCAAGATGTTATCAATGCGGCAAAGGAGCTTCCGTGGGACGAAGAGGGTTATGTTGTTGTCGATGCTGATTTCAACCGTGTTAAAATCAAATCCCCGCGTGGCTGGTCGCACATTACGCAAGATCAAACAATTCGATTTCAAAAGAGTCGCTGATTCAGGTGATTCTTGACGGAGATCAAGAAGAATTTCTCGTTTATGCCAACGATTATCGCGAAGAACTCGAATCAGTCGAACAGGAAATGAAAGATTTCGTTAAAGAACTGAACGGCGCCGCAAGAGAATTAAAGAAAAAATACGCGGCGGAAGTTCTGAAGTATCCAAAATCAATTCAACCGTATCTATTTTCAAAGGCAAACAATCAGGATGCGGGTGATTGGGTAAAAGAAAATATGACGGCGTCCAAGTGGGTAAAATACTTGGAAGCAAGAAAGGAGCAGTCCAATGGCGAAGAAAAATAAGTTAGAGCGACTGGAAACAATCGATCACGACGGACATCGATATTCAGAGTTTGTGTTGTTTGTTGTGAAAAATCATGTCGGATTCGGTGACGGAACCGAAGAAGATATTTCAATTCAGGTTGTTGCAGAAACTGACGCTGACGCAAAGAGAGTGGCAAGAGACATTCTGTATGACGAAGGCGGCTTTCGTGTGAGCGATGTGTTCGAGCAGGAAATAGCAGAAGCAGAGAGCTTTTGGATGGAGGAATGTGGAAGATGATGAGTGGAATTCCGAAGTTGGAAATCTTGATTGGTCTTCCGGGAAGCGGGAAATCGACTTATGCCAAAGAAGAACACGAATCAGACAGCAATTCCGTTTATCTTTCTTCCGATAAGATTCGCGAGGAATTGTATGGCAACGAATCGGTTCAAGGGAATCCCGCAGAGGTGTTTACCTTGATGCAGAGTCGAGCAATTGAAGCACTAAAAAATGGAAGAGATGTGTTTTATGATGCAACCAATCTGACCAGAAAAGATCGCGCTGGAATTTTGGTGACAACTCCAAGATATGTCTATAAGCAGGCAACGGTGATTTTTGCCCCATATGAGATGTGTATTGAAAGAGACGCAGCTCGAGAACGGTCTGTCGGTAAAGAAGTAATCGACAGAATGATTCGCAGATTCCAACCACCGTTTTATGACGAAGGCTTCGATTATATCGATGTATATCAAAACTATTCTGACAAAGAATATGAACAATTTGTGAAGAAATACGGAAGCCTTTTGGAGCGTATGATGATTCTCCACGAAAATCCACATCACTCACTTCCTGTTTGGAGACACTGCCAAGAAGCAGAGAAATATGTGAAAGAACATTTCTTCGGAGATCGTTTGGGAGATGAGCTCATGTCTGCGGCCTGTCTTCACGATTGCGGGAAATATATTGTAAAAGATTTTCATGATTCGAAGGGAAACCCGAGCGATCATGCGCATTATTATCAACACCAATGTACTTCGGCGTGGCAGTGTATGGAAGAAACGTTCAACGGATTTGTGATTTGGCTCGTTGGAGCTCATATGGACCCGTTTTTAGACACAAAATATTACCGTAATCTTGATCCGTGGATGAAAAAACGCCGTAGATATGCTCCACGAAGCGGATTTGGCAGCACATTAAAGGGAGGAAAATAAAATGATTTGTGAAATTTGTGGAAAAGAGTTTGACGGCAAAACATATTACGGAGAATATTCCGATTGCTGTTCCGGAAAATGTTTTACAAAGAAGTTCTGGAATAACATTGTCGCAGAAAAAGACGAACACATTGTCGTAGATGGAACCTGTTACGCGATCGCCCCTGCTCCAATCAACGGGTTTTATGGGTTCGACGGAAGAAAATTTAAGATTAAGATGTTCGACACCGGGGAGGTTATCGAAACCAATAATCTTTGGTGTCAGGGAGAAATTCCTGCCGAATATCGAGAAAAACTTCCAAATAATGCTAAATTTATTGTATGAAAGGAGGAGGTTTCGTGAAAAGAAAGGTTTTCAAAATTATTGCCGGTATCCTGCTTCTCGCATCGCTTTTCGCGTTTGGCGGATGTGCTTCGTGTAGTCGAGATCTGAAGAGTTGTAACTCCGACATTAATGGTGGACTTTATCGCACGGTAAATGTCTATTCACTTGACGGCAAGTTATTGGCGACATACGAAGGCAAAATCGATATCGACAACAACGCAAATGGCTCTGTTATGTTTGATCTTGACGGAAAGCGGTACGTATATTACAACGCGATTGTAGAAATTATCGAGAAGTAGTTCATAATTTATTAATAAATAAAAGGAGAAATAAGCAATGTCAAAGTTAATCGTTGTAGAGAAAGCGCTTAAAGAAGTTTTATCTTTAACTGAAACAGAATTGCATATGGTATGTAATGTATATGACGAAGATTTTGATGAAAAAACTTTTGACCGACTTCGCAAAATTCATCGATATCTCGAAAAGTCAATCAAAATTGCGGAAGGAAAGAAGAGAAATGTTAAAAATTAACAAAGAACTAACCGAAAGAATCTTGTTTTTTGTTGCTTTCGCACTTATGTTCGTCTGCGCGACAATGATTTTTGTCGCAGGTTTTATCGTCGAAAACATCAGTGCAAGAATTGTTGGAGGCATTGTGCTAACAATTTGTTTGTTTATTTCCACAGGCTGGGTCGTTCGTCGAGTGAAAAACAATAAAGAAAACAAGTAAAAGGAGAAACAAAATGATTACTAAAGAACAAATTGAAAAGATTATCGAGGAAAGCTATTCCAATTATCCAAAGTTTCTTTCGTCGACAATTGAAAAGATTGAGATAAGATTTAAGGCGCAGGCAACGCTCCACAGAGCAAGAAAGATTGAATATATTGTAACAAATCCCGGTCCGGTTGCTGACCGTCTGCGCAGAGACCTTGCGAATTATTTTACGACGCTTGGGTTCTTCGGAGGTCTTGGAATGAACGAAAGCGGTGATATTGTTGTTACCCTGTCAATCGATCCTCCTGCAGAAGTAGATTCGGCAGCGCCTGTAGAGACACCTACGACGCCCGTGGATGAGGACGTACCTGAAGCGGTTCCGGAAGAAAATCAGTAAAATTCTAAAGAAATTTCCCAAAAGCCCTTGACAAACGGGGGCTTTTGTGGTATAATAATATCAGAAGGAGGGATCCTTCAAAATATTTATGAAAGGAGAAAGTATCATGAAAAAGTTCTTTCAGAAGGTTTCCAAATTCATAAAGAGGTTTCGTCTGCCGATTTCGACAATTGCTATCGCAATCGTTGGTGGAATTTGTGGTTTCTTCTTCGACTCCGTTTTGTTCGGGATCAATCCTGTATTTGCGGCATCGACCGAAGCACTTCTTCTGGCAATGATTTACGTTGCACTGGAGACAAAAGGGCAGAAACTCAATTAATTTTAAAGGAAGGTGACTTGTGTTGGAAAATTTAGGTATTGTTATTCCCAAAAATGTGGAGAATCTTCAGCTCCCCGACCCCGATCTTCTTCATCAGTATGAAGATGAGGAAGCGAGAAGAATTTATCTCGAGGGTGCGATTGGAACTGAAGACGATCCAATGAACGACAACTCAATTGGAATTGTCAAAAGAATTCTCCGGTATAACCGGGAAGATAAAGGGCTTCCTCTCGAGGAAAGAAAGCCGATTATGCTCTATATCGACAGCCCTGGAGGCGATGTAACAGGCGCTCTCGTGTTATGTCACATCATTATGATGTCAAAAACACCGGTCTATACCGTAAATATGTGTGCGTGTTTCAGTGCTTCTGGAGTCATTCTTGCCTGCGGGCATAAGAGATATGCGCTAAAGGGTTCGTCCGTTCTGATTCACAGTGGTTCAACCTATCTTGGTGGAACGCGTGAACAGGCAGATTCGGCAAAGAAGTTCGTTGATAAATCAGACAAGAAGTTCAACGACATTCTCTTCAAGCAGACAAAGATTGATCAGAAGACCTATCGTTCGAAAGCTCCGAAAGATTGGTTCCTCGATGATGAGGAGTGCCTGAAATACGGCGTTGTTGATAAAATCGTCGAAGATATTGATTCAATTCTCTAATCTTTTGTTCAAAATAACTAAAAAATAACCCCAAACCGCAAGGTTGCGGAGGACGGACCCTCTCAAACAATCTGTTCGTCCTCCGTTTCAGAAAGGACTTTAATATGAGTAAAAAGTCTAAAAACAAAATTAACATCAAATTCTGCGGCGGAAATTCTTGGGATGTAACCGGTTCGATGGCATATATCGAAACTCCAAATCGGAAAATTCTTCTGGAATGTGGGTTGTGGCAATCAACTGGAAGCACTCTCGAAAACTGGAAAATCAACACAAAGAAATTCGACTTCAAGCCAAACAAGCTCGATTATGTATTTGTCGGACACTTGCACGCTGACCACATTTGTGGGGTTCCTCGACTGTATTCTTCCGGGGCGACCTGCCCGATTATCGCTCCTCGAGGTTCTAAACCAATCGCAGAAATTTTGATGCGAGACAGTGCGAGAATTATCGCAGGAGACGCCGCTTCGCTTTCAGAGAAGCTTGGGCGCGAGTATGTTCCGTTTTATCTTGATTCCGATGTTGACACGTCACTCGGATATTGGATGGAGTATGATGATGAAATCGTTACGCTGGACGAATTCGTAAAATTCAGATTTGTTCCATCTGGACACATTCCGTTTGCGAGACAGCTTGAATTGTGGATTACGGAAGGAAATGTAACGAAGAAAATTGTTTATACTTCCGACCTTGGAAACATTCATTTGTCAAAACCGTATACGAAACCGTTCAAGTCAGTTTTTGGACAAAGAGCAGATATTGTTATTGCCGAATCGACATACGCGCACGAAGAAAAAATTGCCAACAAAAAGATGCGCAAAAAAGACCTTGAAAAACTTCGGATGGTTGTTGAACAGACTTGTGTTGAACAACAGAGGCGAATTTTGATTCCGAGTTTTGCACTGGCAAGAACGCAGGAAATCGCAACTGTTCTATATGATCTGTTTTCAAAAGAAGATTTCGACATTCCGGTATATATCGACTCTCCGATGGCACAGAACATTAGCCGCGCGTATTGTGATGTTCTCGAAGGAGAAGCCGCAGAGGAGTGGCGAGAAGTTCTTGCTTGGAAGAACATTCATTTTGTTGGGGATTATATCGAAAGCAGGGAACTTCGTGATTCTGGGAAACCCTGTATCGTAATTGCTTCTTCCGGGTTTATGGTGGCTGGACGTTCCGTTGCTTGGTGCGCAAGTCTTCTTCCGAACACTGACGACAGAATTGTTACGATTGGTTATGCTCCTCCGGGTTCGATGGCACATACGATCAAGCAAGGTGAACAGAAGACGATTTCAATCTCCGGAAAGAGATACGCAAACCGTTGTCAAATCACAAATCTCGGGAGTTTTTCCTCGCACATTCAAAGAGACAGCATTGTCAAAGAATACGGGAAAACCAACGCCGAAAAGCTGTTCCTTGTTCACGGGGATATGGACGGCAGAATTTCGGTAAAGCCGGAAATCGAAGCGGAACTTTCCAAAAACAATCTTTCAACCAAAGTCGTCGTTGTTCAAAAAAATATGGAGGTGGGCATATAAGTGGGTCGAAGAAAAAAATCTGAAATCGAAGCCGGGTCCTCTCCGCAGTCTGATTTGATTGTATGTCCGATTTGCGGGAAGGAGTTCAAGCCGACAGAAGAAACATATTGTTGGGTTCAGGAAGGACGTTACGAATATAAGCAAGTATGTTCGTGGGCTTGCTTCAGAAAGCGAGTCGATGAGGTTTCTGCAGAAGCCGCCGCGAATGAAAAGAAAAAGACGACAAAGAAAGATACCGTAAAAGTGGATTTATCGAGAACAGAAAAAACTAACGAAAACAAAGAAGAAACGAAAGAAGAGGAAAACGAAAATGCGTAGATATATTAACGATTATTGTGAAGGAATTGGTTCGAATGAAGTTGCGTATGGAGCGAGGGTTAGCAAGAATGAGAGCCGTCCGTGCTGCTGTTCGAGATGTGGCAAAGAGATTTCGGAGTTTACCACAGAGCAGAGCTTCATCGATTTCGGGGAGCGGTTATGCGACCAGTGTTATATTGACGAGCTGGCGGTTCTTGGGCTTTTGATGAGACGCAACGGATAATCTGTAAAAGTGTTGAAATAATCAAAAATTTTTGTATATATTGCACAATATATATTTTAACAAAATAAAGTATATTATATATTATACCGAAAAATTTGATAATAAAAGAGCCCTTTTATTCACATTTTTCACGGTTTCCTAAAATTTTCTTCATTATATATTATATTACAGGGATTGAGGTGATTTTTTTGGATGCTCTCGCAACAAAGGTCAAATTGACCAACCACGCACGGCAACGCATTTATGAACGGTTTGGAAATCTCTCCGACCGCGAACTTTCGGACCTTGTCAGAAACGCCAGACTCAAAGGATACACGACAACAACAATGGACCAAGACCATTACGAATACGGGCTATACAAACGCATCTTTCGGCGCGAGAGCGGGACTCGGATGATTCGGCTATACAAGGACGCATACTTCGTTTTTGTTAGCGGGAACAAGGCTGCCGGGTGCAAGCTGTTGGTGACGGTGATTCTATACGATCCAAATTGGCGAGAGACGAGAAAAGCCTCTTTCCGAAAAGGACAAGAAAAGGTGGAAGAAAATGGAAACGACGAATCTAACACGTAACATTCAATCAGCAGTTCCGGACAAAGCGATTCTGGATGCACCGACTCCGAAAACTGGAGATGAGTATTGGTATATTATAACTAACGATTCGGAGAGCTGCGTTATTGGATGCGGAAAGCTGACCAATCAAATCAATCGCATCAAGAACTTGATTACGACGAGAAGTGCATACGGATCGCAGTTCGAGAAAATCTTCGTTTTTGAAAATCCGTTCGAAAAGGTTTATGTCTATTCTACAAGCAGAGTATTTTCCGACCTCGAGATTTTAGTGAAAACTGTCCGTGGAACATATCGAACTATTAGCTTCGCTGTTTCTGCGGTCGTTAAAATACAAGAGAAGGGAGTGAACATCGCTGGACTTTTCAATTAAAACCCTGTCTGACGGTACAAAAGAGCTTTATGTTGATGGAAAAATGGTCGCAAGTGGGACGCAGGAAGAAATTCTCCCGATTATGAGATTGATGACACAACACGAGGCGCTTAAAAAGGTGTCGGAGGAACGCGAGAAAGACGAAAAATAAAATTAAATATTGATTAAAAACTAAAAAAGATCCGATTTTACGGGTCTTTTTTTTAAAAGGGCTTGACAAACGGCAGAAAATGTGATATAATAATATCAGAAAAGGAAAGGGGCTGAAAACTATGATTACCAAAACCTATATGATTCCTGAAGAAAATGTCGAAAATCTCGAGAAGAAGTTCAACGCTGCGGCTCGCAAAATTCGCAAAATCAACCCCGAACTTGAACCGACGATGACAAAAAGCAATCATACAGTTGTTCTCGTGCGTAAAATTGAGCTTCGCCCTTGCGATTGCCGTTCCGAGACTACCATTAAAGAGGTTCCCTACGAAGCCCGTAGGATGGAGCTGAAAATCCCGGACGAGGTTGTCTTTGCAGAAAACAATTGGGCGTTCGGCGGTTCCGTAGAGCCCAGTGGAGTTGATGGAAAAAATTTCGTTAATGTTAATTTGTCCGGCAAGGATCTTGGATTTATCGTCCCGTCAAAGTATTTCACCGCCAATTCTTGCACCTGCGATTACTGCAAGACTAACCGCAAACGCAACAAAACATACCTTGTTGTCAATCAGGAAACTGGCGAGTGGAAACAGCTCGGCAAAGAGTGTTTGAAACTTTTCGTAACCGGAATTGATGTTGACGCAATCGCGACCTTCGAGTCTTTCATTAAAGAAGCAGAAGACATCTCAAACCCCGGAGACGAGTTCTTTTACAATCGTCGCGCACGGTTCGTAGAGGTTCAGAGAACATTGGAACTCGCGCATGCAGCAACGAAGATTTTTGGATTTGTGGCAACAAGAGACAATGCGGGAAATTACAACATTTTTTCGACAAAGAACATCGTTCAGGCGAAAATTTTGAAAGAAATGGGTTGCCCGAGCGACTTGCTGAACATCGATAGCTCCGACAGAGAAAAAATCAATCTCGCCGCCCTGAAACTGACAGCTTATTTGACAACGGCAGAAGAGGACATTTCTAACAACATCGTCGCCCTTCGAAAGACCGTTATGGAGCTTCCTGACGAGCCGTATTACAACAATTTGAAAATCGTATTGGTAAACGAATACGTTCCGCTCGACAAACTTGGACTTCTTGTCTCGGCTCCGAAAGCAATATCGCGGTATTATGAGTTCAAGAAAATGCAAGAAGAAAAAGAAAAACTTGCAAAATCGTCCAATTATCTCGGTTCTGTCGGAGAGAAGATTTCGGTGAATTTTGTCTCTGGTCGTGAGGTTGCCTGTTGCGAAACGCAGTTCGGACTTCTTCACATTTATGAATTCAAAGATGCGAGTGGAAACACAGTGGTTTGGAAGAGTAGCTCAAGTAAAGATATCCCCGAAAGCGGAACAGTAACCGGAACGGTGAAGGCACACGAAGAGTATGACGGGATCAAGCAGACAGTTATTTTGAGAACAAGAATTACAGAGTGAGAGGAGATTGAAAATGAGAAGCAGTAAAATCAGGGTCGGAGATACGGTTAATTACACCAAAAACACAGACTTCGGACCAGGAAAAGTTGTGAAAATTATACAAAAAAGAGTCCCGGTTCGCAATCACGTCGAAACAGTTGGAACTCTTTATGTGGTTGAACTACCAGAACCTTTTAACGAAGGACACGATGGCGGATGGTTCCCGATGTGGCCGGAAGATATTGTAATTGGCGACAAAGGACGTGACGGAGGGTGTGTTTTGACAAGCGAAGAGTTTCTTGAACAGCTCTCCGATCTCAATGACAATATGTCGGAGGAATGATGGAATGGTGATTGCATTGTGTGCTTTATGTGTCTTCGCTTTTCTTTCAACAACTTGTCTTGTGATTTGTTGTATTCATTCTGGCAACATTTCTCGAGTAGAAGAGACACGAGAAAGAAAAGAAAAAATGAATAATTTAAAAACAAATTTTGCAAAAACGGAGAACGAAGACGATGAGTAAAAAACAATATGTTGACAGATGTTTTGGGCGGTCCGGTAATTTCGAGAGAGTTGTTGAGTTATACGAAGACGGAGTTCTACAGAAAAGAAGAAAATATATCGAATACGATCAAGCAAAAGTTCTTCGAGAATACAAAGACGCCGGATACGAAGAGGCGTTCGCTCATTCAGACGTTCAAAAATTGCGAGAAAATTATTTCAGATTTAGTCAAAACGAACTTTTCAGACCAGAACAAAAGGAGGGTGATTCTATTATGTATTGTCCAAAATGCGCGACCTCGATGATTGTAAGGGGAGAAGTTGGTTCAAGAAGATGTTATTGCTACAATTGCGGATCGATGTTTATCGAAACTTACGATGCCGAAGCAATTCATCAGCGATCTTGGAAATTTATTCAAACAACAGGAAATAATGCCATTCGCGGTTATCTCGAGATTGAACAACAGATGGAGAAAGAAGCTCGGGAAAGCGTAGAAACGGAAAATTTCGTCTCAAAGCGCGAAGATGACTCTGAAGAGGACGACGACGAATAAATCAAATAATGCCCTTCAGAGCCCTATTTTATCAGCCTCCGTGGACAATGTTTCACAGGGTAGTAACCATACCAGAAAACAATTTAAATTTTTCTACAAGATAAACAACAAAGAAAATCATACACAGAATCAATTCTAAAGTAATTAGAAAGGAAAATATAAAAAATGGGAACCATTATTGACGGAAAAGCAATTGCCGAGAAAGAGAACGAGGTTACGGCGGCAAGAGTTCAGAATCTTATCAAAAACGGACACGCGAGACCAAAGCTTGTTGTGATTCAGGCAGGTAATGATCCAGCTTCTTCGACATATGTTCGCAACAAGAAAATCGCTTGCGAGAAGGTGGGAATTTTATGCGAAGACATTCACATTGACGAAGAGAAAGATCCTGCTCTCACAGAGCTTCGAATCATCGGAGAAATTCAGAAAGCAAACAGAGACGATAACATCAATGGAATTTTGGTTCAGCTTCCGCTTCCGAAAGGAGTGGATGAAGAAACCGTTCTTAACTATATCAATTCGTTTAAGGATGTTGATGGGTTCGGATATCTCAATGCCGGAAAACTTTTCTCCAAGAAGGACCCCGAACCTTTTGGATTCATTCCTTGCACGCCGGCAGGGATTGTTCATATGTTGAATTCAATTTCCGTTTCTTACGGCATCAATTTCACAGGAAAGAATGCTGTTGTCATTGGACGGTCTAACATTGTTGGAAGGCCGGTTTCAATTCTGCTTCAAAGGATGAATATGAATGTTACAATGCTTCATTCAAAGACTTCCGACGAAGACAAGCGGTTTTATTGCCGTCATGCAGATGTTATTGTTGTGGCAACCGGACACGAAAATACTCTTACGGACAGACATTTTTACGGTGGAAATAACCCGATTATTATTGATGTCGGTATTCATCGTGGAGGAGATGGAAAGCTTCACGGAGATGTTTCAGAAGAAGTTAAGACAAAATGGTCAAGTTATTATAATCCGTGCCCCGGAGGTTGCGGTCCTTTAACCGTATCAATGCTTCTGAAAAATGTCGTTATTGCGGCAGAAAGAAGCTATCTAATTTTCAATAACGATTAAAAAGATTAAAGGAGAAAAATATTATGGAAACCTTATTTAATCCCGGTGATCAGGTTGTTTTGCGGACAGATCTTTCTGCAGGAATGTTCTATCCAATGTTAGAGAAGAAGGAAGTTGATGGAGAAACCTATTATCTTCCGAGTTCCGATTTGGTAACGGCAAAAGCCGCTTCGTGGGAAATGATTGATTGGATTAACAAAATCCCTTTCAAAACTGAATTCAAAACCGCAACAATTGAATCTATTAAAAATGGCGTTTATCGTCTCGAATGTTGTCGTTTTTATTGTGAATGGACTGACAGTATGTTCAATATTATCGAATCAAAAAAGCTTCAGGAAGAGAATAGAAAGAGAAGAGAGCTTGATTCTCGATTTGAGGTCGGAGATGTTGTTTATCTCGATGTTTCGAAGTGTGAAGCAGACCAGTTGGAACATTTTACGGTTGCTGATGTTTATGGACGGTATTTTGGAAAATATTATGTGGTTTCCAAAAAGTATGATAAGACAAGTTGTACAACCTATCAGCTGAAAAACATAGTTTATAACAATGATGGTCCCGTTGTCGAAGGAAGATATTTGTTGAAGGCAGACGAATTTACCTCTAAAACGCTGACGAGAAAGCAGATTACAATTACCTACAATGAGAAGACGCGGGAAACAATTGCAAGACTTTATATTGGATCAAAAATTGCTCTTTCAGCGCACGCGCGGAGACATAAAGACGACAAGAACAGATATCTCGAGGGGGCACAACGTGCGTTCAAGCGGTTGTGGAAGAAAATGGAAGAGAAGGGATATAATTATGATTTCGACTGACGAAAAAACAGAGAAAAAATATGTTGTAGCATGTAAACGAGATTCGCACGCAAAATTTGTAATTCTCGTATATGACAAGAATCAGAGAGAATATTTTTGGGTGTGGCAAAGAGATATTTCGAACTTTCTTAAAGAAGACAATTGTCCTTACAAATTTTCATTTAAAAGCGTTGATGAAGCTCGAAACTTTTTCAACCAATCTTGTATTGCTCTTGTTGACAAATATGACATTGTTCCTCTTTCTTTAATTTTGGAAGGGAACGAGTACGACTATACTATTGTCCGCCGTAAAAATACTGGTTTATATCAGATTGTGAATAAATATGGAAGGGAGATTGCCTTCGGAGACGCCGACAGAATTTTTGCTCTTCTTTCTGCGCTTCCCGGGAAATATGCGTTTTATGATGAACGAACAGGATGGAGGTCGAGATAATGCTGAAAATTTATGATCCGATTTACTACATCTCTATTGACGGTGGTCCGTGGGAAAGATTGGAAGACCTGTTCGACACGAACTGGTTTGTTACAGACGAAGATCTTCCAGAAACAGAGCTTTTACTTGATGATATTTCTTTTCAGGAAGCTTATGATTATCTTCACGAAAATTATATTTCCGGAGCAAGAACTTGTAGAACTATTTTCAAAGGCAGACCTCAACTTTCGTTACTATATTTCAACACCATCGACAGAAAATATATCAAAAAGTGTGAAGGATTTTGGCTTCGAGCAGAGAACAGACTTCGCGAGAATGTGACGCTGGATTGGATTTTGAAACATCTTGAAGCAGATCAAGCAATTCAATATTTCAAAGAAAGAGGAATGGAAATATGTCCGATAACAAAGACAAAGTAAAAGGTTGCGTTCATCCAGAAGACTCTTGGACCGATTATGGTTGTGGCGACTGCGGAGATTATGCCGACAATAATGGATGTAGAGGACCTCGTGGGAAGGTAGATTTATCATCTATTGTAATTACAAACAAAACCACAACTAATTGGGTTTATCGGGTTGTTTTGGACTTGGAAAAGCTTGTATCTAATCATATTGGTTTGCCGAATTCGTATATTGGGATTTCTTTTTACGGAATTCCTTTAACAAAACTCGGAAATGGTCCGACTACTGTTTTTGAATTATATGAGGAAAAGGAAGGTTCTAATATTTATTCAAAAGATAACCTTCCTCCGATTGTGAAAGTCCCCAACGAGACAATCAAAGCAATGATTCCCGTAAAACAGGTTGTTTGTCAAGATATTTGAAGGAGGCAGAATAATGGAAGAAAACGTAAAGAATAATAGCCTATCCTCCAAGCCAACTGGACTCTTAAAGGAAATTATCGGTGAGATGGACTGTCGCGATAAAGTCCGAAAATATCTTGATTCCCTGGAAATTCCAGATCGGTTCTTCGCCTGTATGTTCGGAGAATTCGTAAAGATTTTCGGTATAACGCTCTTCGAACCAAATCCATATTATTGTTATAACGCCGAAGAACAGGAGAAATTCGTAGAAGGCGGAACTGCCAACAACAAACTGCCTTATTCCAAGGATTATTCATATCGCGATCAAATAGACACCGAGCTCACATACGAGGGCGGAACAGGCGGATGGTATAACGCTCTCAAAACAACCTGCTGGATTCTCGATATGGAATGGTTGCTCGAAGCTTACGAACAGTTGAACTGGATGAACTCCGATTATTTCGACGAATGGGTCGGAGACAAAATTATTGAATATCTGTTTGAAAAAGATAATTACCATGAAAGAGATTACGAAATCTTTCTCAAAGGGAAGGGAGTTATTTGATGGGAAAGAGAAATAATTTCAAACCGTCTGATGTATTTATGAAGGCATACACCTGCACTCTCGAAAAGGCGGTAAATTCTAAATATGAAAAAAGTGATTTTCGGTGTTGCTCAGAATATCCATCTAAATTTTCATTGAATTGTGAAGATTGCCCGTTTTGTTGTTCTTCCGATGATTGTACCAATCCATATTTCGAAGACGGAGCCGGGTTTGATCGTACCTTCGAACAATGGCAAGATTGGTTTTATAAAATAACAGGAAAAAAGGATGATCGTCCAAAGGAAATGTTTATGGAAAAGAACGAAAAGACAAAAGAGCCTGCAGAACACACCGAGCAGGAAACCAAAATCGATGAAGACAATAAAGAGCCGGAAGCAAAAGCAAAGTCTAAATATGAAGTCGAATATACCACTCTCGACTCCGATGAACCCAAGAAAGAATATGTCCGGAAGGTCGTCGATCTCCTTTCCCTTATCAAAGAATGGAATAAAGAAGCAATTAAGTGGAACTTGATCGCCAACGGAAATACCTCCAAAATTCCGCTTGATTTCAAAGATATTTATATTAAAGTCTATGACCCCGAAGAAGGTGTTATCCTTTTCCAAGATGAGTGTACTCTCAAATCTAAAGGACTCAAGCTTGCTTGGATTAAAGACGATTAACCCATTTTATCCAATAAAACATCAATAATCACAGGGCATCTTCGGGTGCCCTCTTTTCTCATATTACCAAACCGAACATTATCCTCCAGCCTTATATTTATCTTTATCCACAGTTCTTAAAATCGATTCTATTGCCTATTCTCAACCCAATTTTTATATCCCCCAATTCGTACCTTTATTCCCTTGCCCTCCCTTCATTTTTCACCATTTCTCTCCACTTTTATTCATCCACCTCTTCCATTGTGGAAAATGTGGAAAAACCTGTGGAAAACTTACCTAAAATACTCAATCATATTCAAATATTGTTTAATTATTGCTTAAATATCTAATAAATACCCAGAAAACTTTCTCTATACATCCTTTGTACACAAATCATCATACGATTGAGTGATCTTATTATGTGTTTTATTATAGTTTATAGCCAGAAGACTGTTGGATAGATTACTTTCAAGGATCATATATATCTGGGGAACCAAGTTTCCCCAAACCCCTTCCTTTGCCCGAAAAGACTTTCAGTCTTTTCTCCTCGTCCCCTCACTTCGTTCGGGTCGCCGTCAAACCGTTTTTCATTTATCGAACCTTACGGTTCTCAAATGAAGAAACCGTAAACGTGTGGATAATTTATTTTTAAAGGGAAAGGAAAGGGCGATGTATTAGAGGGAAGATATATTCAGGAATGGGAGGAAATGGGGATGAGAGAAGGGAAGTCAGGATGGCAATGTATTTGTAAATGTTTTGTTAATTATAGATGGAAGGGATTGACAGGAAGATATGGATGTGGTATAATAGAGATGAGTAGAGAGGAAAACCGGTACAACCAGCGTATTAAAGTAAGAAAGGTTATATAATACGCTAAGTGGACCACTTTTTGGAATTAAGGTTGGGTTAGAATTCATTGGTTAATAAGATTGATTTTAATGTGTTGGTTAAAGGTGTATGTTTGAAGATTGTGTGAGTATGTTGTAAATTATGTTGGAAACATAGTATATGTGTTAAGTTGGTGGATTAGATAAATTTGTAAATTAGTTTATGAAGATTATATGAGATTTTATAAGTTTATAAGTTTTGATATGATCTTTTCTCTTTAAATAAAAGCAAAAATGTTAAAATATCAAAATGTTAGAAAATCCTAATTAATTCAAATTAACTCAAGCCAACAACCAAAAAATCCTTAAAAATTACCCAAAATAATCATAAAAATAGTTATGAACAAATTATGAATAAGTGGGTACTTTTTAAGAGTATACCTTATTTTATTATATTTATATATATATCCGTAAAAAGTGGCAAGTTGTTAATATTTTGTTCATAATTTAAACCCTAATTTAACCGCTCCCAAAACGACGAAATATCTCACTTCCGACTCGAAGATTTCGCGTTGAAAAGTGACCATAAAAATATATCAAAAGGAGAAATACAATGGAAGAAGAAATCAAAAATAAGCAGCCTCGAACGAGTAATAACCTTGAGGCATTCAAAAATTTACAAGTTGGTAAAAAATATAAATATGCAGATTTATGTGATGTGTTGGAGGAATCGAAGTTACATGGCAGACAGAAGGAATATCAGATTGCGAGATGGGAGCGGAAATGTGATTTGGTTAAAATTGAGAACTCCCCATATTATGAAGTCAAAGAGATTTATGAAACAGAAATTCATCCGATTGAAACAAGAGGAAGAAAAAATGAATATCTAAAAGGAATTAGAGACATTATTGTGTTGTCCTGTTATCAAAAGAGAAATACCAATCAAGGAAATGATGAAAGCGACTATTATCATTTTGAAGCTTCGAAAGTAAATTTATATATGTTATTCGGATTCTTTAATCAAAAGTTTGTTGAGTTTTGCTTTAACTCAGAAAATGAGAGAAATAAAAGAATACTAGAAAATATCAAAAATAAGAATGCGATTATGAGGCAATTTGAGAGCGAGGTATTTGGAAAGTGTTTTGATGTTTTGGATAGTGTTCGAAAGAGATTAAAAAATGAACAATTAATTGACTCTCACGATACGGTTGAAGTATATCAATTATATAGAGACGAGAAGACAAATCTGTTTTATCCAATCAACACTTGGTATGGAACGTGGAGAGCATTGACAGAAGAAGAACAAGCATATTTAATGGATGTCAAAAAGGGCATAATGAAGGAGATGGGATGCTCGACTCTTTCCAGCTTATATTATAGAGGATGGGGAGAGAAGTTTCGAAACAAAGTAACGGAGATTATATATCGGGAGCGGGGCTGGAAATTATATAGAGAATCCGTAAGTTTTTGGATGGTAAAGAAGAATGTGATAGAGGAAGCTGAGGAAATACTAAAAAAGTGCGGGTATGATCCAGATGATGAGGTAGTTCAAGAAAGAGCCTGTGAAATTAATGAAAAGATGATTGGGTTTTTAAGAAATAGAACTGATATTAATCTTTATGCGTTAAATCACGGAGGGGTAACGGAGAATTTGGAGCAGAGAGATATTGATCCGTCAAAAGGATCATTTTATAAAACGCTGGAAATTTTAATGGAACTATATGAACTGATAGATGAACCAAAAGAAAGACAAGATGTTAAAAATCAGTTATTGTTTCAAAACCTTGATAATAGAATAGTTGTTGACGAATATAAGAACATCAGAGAAATGCTGATCGGAGAACTGATTAAACTTCCGGAATTGTCAGAGTCTTCTAATCGCTAACCGCTCCCCGCTCGCCTTTGTCCTTACAAAATCCCTCCTTTCCCGCTCCCAAAAAATTTTTTCGAAAAATCTCAAAATTTTTTCTCAAAACCCCTTGACAAAACGCATTTTATGTGCTATACTATAAGCGTGAAAGGGAGAGAGCATCGGTTCTCGAGTAGGGAGCGGTTCAAAGCCTAGTGATACCCGACACTAACCGCTCCCGAAGGCTCCATCGGACTCCTTCTCACTACCTCCTTTTTCAAAGGTGAACAAGTGGCCCTTTCCCATGCGTTCCCCTGACGGGTGTGGCTCCGGTTAAACGCGCTGATAGTTTTTCATAGTAAACTCCTTTCAAACGTGACGCCGGTCTTGGTGGTGCTTAATCGGTATGGCAAAGCGGTCGGACGCTTGACAGTCGGGACAGACCGGCATCCTTTCTAAGGTGATTTAGCTCAGTTGGTCAGAGCCACCGGCTCATAACCGGAAGGTCCAAGGTTCGAAGCCTTGAATCACCACCATCATCAAAATTCAATAATCAAAGGAGAGACCTCCAAATGTTACCAATTATCGTAGCCGCAGTTCTGTCTCTTGCCACAATCGGATTCCTGATTTGGTTCTGGGCACGAACTCCGAGCAATCTCACCAAGTGGTATTGCGTCCCGGTGACGCTCTTCGGAGTAGCGGCAATCCTCGCATTCTGGTTCTTCATAGTTCTTCCGATTCTCTGATTGAGATGGCTGTCGGGAAAGACCGACGCTAATATGGGTGGGTAGCACTGGGGAGTGCAGGACATCATGTCGTAGAAAGTTAGTTCGACTCTAACCCCATCCACCAGCAGGCCGGCAGCGTTAACACATTCACCGACTCCCGGCTCGAAAAAATGTGGGGTTCTTTCCAAGGGTTTCTTAGCCTCTAAAAGCAAACCCGTTCATCGCTCAAATAATTCAAGTGGTAGAAACTGCGGCTTATCGCAGAATGTTGGTTCGAATCCAACTTGAGCGCTGTCGTTCGTGGGTGAAATGATATATCTCACGGTGGAGCTCAATTTCCACAAGACAATTATATATTATTATATTAAAGTAAAGTCGCGATTGGTTGGGTTGAAAAGCATAAAGGGCTGTGCGAAGTAAATCGAAGCAACACGCGCAACATCCGTCAGGTTTATAGTAAAGGAAGGCCCATAACTGGGTAGACCTTAAATCAATTCTGACAATGGGTTAGGTCGGAGCAGCGTCAGGGAGACTCGAAAGGGTTCTGGCGTCAGGGGTGCAACGAGTACAAAAGTACCGCCACAAGTAATTGTTGGTTGTGGTTACCTGATGGATGTTATTATATCCCCTTCAAATGGCATGCTATCCCGTTCAAATCGGGCAAAGGGGAAACATTCAATACTCGACCTATGAGAGGTAGACCGGGAAGACCTATACAACTTCCTAATAACACATTGGGGTAGCGCCCCAATCAAAGTTCCGGCATAAAATGAGAAGTGCGTCCGGTAGATGTGATTAGGTTCGGCTATTGTGCAAGCATCGTGGCGGTGCTGAAAGAATAAAGAGCAGTGTACAGGCTCACGTCACACATTTCATCGCTCAATAATTCAGTGGGAGAAGTTGCCCCTTAAACAAGGGCATACGGGTTGGTTCGAGTCCAACTTGAGCGAAATTTAGAAGGTCTGCTCCCAGATCGTACATAGGGAGCGGGGATAAGCCGTCGTTATTGGCGAAGTTTATGGGTCAACTTAAAACCCTACCGCAAGCGTGATGAAGCGGATAACATCCGGAAGCGCACCGGTATCATTGGTTCAAATCCAATCGTTGCGGTAGTTCTACCTTTCATCATTCGCTTTTCCATCGCCATACGGTGGGAAGGTATGGGTCATACGGGGCGCAAACAAAATCCACACTAGCCACGGTAGTTCAAATTGAAAAACATATGGGACGCCATAAGTTATGGGGTAGATACTCAGCACGGGTGGTATGATGAAACTTCGGGCAAGAGAAGTAAAACCTTGCCAAGAGGTGAAGCGAAACACCGAAAACACCCACCGGTTATCCATTCCGAGCCAATTAATTTGGAAGAACCTTGGAATGGAACAAAAGCCGTCTTGTTAGATCGCCTTTCCGATGAAGCATTAGATGCTTTATGATGCTTGCGGTGAAACGGGTTAAACTCCCGGCTTCGGGCTGGCTTAATCGGCAAGATAAACCGCTCCCTCGCGACGTGGGATGTTCCCCGTCCGGTTCAATTTGACAGTGACGTCCGTAAAAGAGCAATTACTGTCGAAGCCAACAAATTGGAGCCTATTAATTCAATCCAGGCAGATGGTATAGAGGGGTGACGACCTATTCCCCTTGCTGTTGGCACTCCCCCGCCCACCGTATCCCAAAATGGACGCACGGAAAAGGGGGAGAAAGACCGCCCGTTTACTGTAGCGGATTTAACCGCAACGAGCGGAGGTGCCCCGATGCGATATATTGGAGTAGCATCTAATATTGAGAACAATCGGTAAGAATGGGTTAAATGTGTTTTGAACAGCCAATTTTATGGCAAGAGTCAAAATCTTGTCGCAGGTGAAAGTTCCAATCAAGCAAATCTCAAGTAATTCTTTGGGTTAGTGTGCTGTGGTTAAAGTACCGTTCGATCCGGTTGTCAAACTTGAGGAGCAGAGATGGACCACAGGGATGGCTCTGTTTGAGACGTTGGGATGTTCCCTGTAGAAATATGTGAAATTCATAGCTTAGTCCGTTACAGTCGGGAGGTATTTATTAATAGGTGTTCCTCCGCCTATCGCACCCCAGAAATGGACACGCGGGAAAGAGAGGAAAATCGCCGACCCTCTACGGGCAGAAGCGGTTCCTGTAGCCGTCTAATTGCGACTACTGTTTAGATGCCTCAAATGGGCATCGCGGGATGCACCTCCATAAGCGTGTCACGGTGAACCGCCGTGAAGCTAGTGACCACACTGAACTCGGTGCCGCCGATGAGGGGTTAAATGGGCGCAATAGTCGTCACAGCCGAAATATTGTCGATTGGGATAACAGAAGTCCGTCGGTCTTTGAAATCGAACGAGTTGGGGCAGCACCAACATCGACAGCCATTTGAAATATTTTTTTGTAGAAAGGAGAAAAATGAATAATAATATTATAGATCAATATTCTGAAGAAGAACTGCGAGAATTGGTTGCAAATTCTTATTCTATGCGCGAACTACAAAGGAAAATGGGTTATTGTTCTCTTGGAGCAAATTTTAAAACTATAAGAAATCGTCTTGAGAAATATGGAATTTCAACAGATCATTTTAAACCAGTAGCCAGAAACGCAACCAAAAGAACTTTTGAGAATGTTTTCTGTAAAGATTCAACGGCATCTCAATATCGTTTAAGAGAATGGTATTTAAAAGGAAAATATACAGAATATAAATGTTCAATTTGTGGATTGCCACCATTTTGGAATGATCATGAATTGTCTTTGACTCTCGATCACATTAATGGTTATAATCATGATAATAGATTAGAAAATTTAAGATGGATTTGTCCTAATTGTGATAGACAACTTTCCACATTCGGTAATAAAAGCGCAAAAGAACAAAATAAAAACAGGGAAGTTAAAGAAAATTTCTGTATTGATTGTGGTAAGAAAATTTCTTTATATGCAGAAAGATGTTTGTCGTGTGCTGGAAAGTTTTATCACCAATCAAAAAGACCATCGAAAGAAAAACCTCTTGAACAAACTTCTAAATAATTCTTCAGGGCACCCGCCTCATCAAGTCCGATCTTGAATTGGAAACTGGTGGGACGGGCTGTTCCGCATCTCAAGAAAGGAGACCGCTCCCAATGAGCATCTCTATCAACATCAATGTAAATCTCCCCATCTATAATAAGACTCCGACTTATAAACCGCTCCCGCAACTCACTCGTCGTCAGCGGTCATTTTTCGAGTCTGCCAAAGCGGTATCTCTTCTCTCCGATTATCCGAAATTCCATTTGGGATGTGTTGTTGTTAAGAAATCTCGTATCATTTCATCGGGACATAATTCCATTACTCAATACTCCTCAATTCAACAAAAAATGGATTTTAAGCGATTTGGAGGAGAACACAAAGGAGTTTGTCACGCGGAAACGGCCGCACTTCTTCCGCTCATTCGCCAGAGAGCCGATTTGTCTTCCTGTGTCGTGTATTTATATAGGGAACATAGTGATGGCACCCCAGTAGTCTCTCGCCCTTGTAGCGGCTGTATGAGCCTCCTGCGGGCAGTCGGGATTCGGAGAGTCTTCTTCACAGTTGAAGGCGGATATGCCGTAGAAGACATTTAGGGAGCGGAACATATCATCAGGTGATTGGATAACCTACCTAAAACAGGTTATCTTCACATATATTAACAAATTATTAACAAAGAAAGGACTTACTCAAATGTCAACAAAAAAGACAAAGACAGAAGACAAGACATTGGATCAACAGACACCGGTCACAGCGGCAGAGACCGCTCCCAAGATGAGAGATTTCGATAACCTCCCGGAGGATAAGGTTCTCCGCACTCCGCTCACTTCAAAGACCCTGAAGGATATGCGGACACAGTTCATCCGTTGTCTGAATGCCAAGTATATTCACACGGATAACGATGGAGATTATGCCATCGAGGAATCCAGAGACGGAAAGACCCTTTATCTCCTCTTCCAGTGGACGCGCACAGCCTACGATTGGGTCAGTAACTTCGATTTCCTTGCCAAGCCATATAAGGATATGGAGTTCCCGTGGCGCTGTCATAGAGGCTTCCTGCGGGTCTGGAAGGCAATCAAGCCGTTTGTCAAAGATGCGGTTGCTAACCCGAAATACAACAAGATTTATATTGTCGGATACAGTCATGGTGCCGCTATCGCAACTCTTGCTCATGAATATGTTTGGTTTAACCGCCCCGATCTCCGCAGTAAAGAGAATCCCGAGGGAATCACCGGTTATGGATTCGGATGCCCGAGATGCTATTTCGGCTCTATTCTCCCGTGGAAGAAGATGCCGCAGGAACTCGCACAGAGGTGGGTACGGTTCTATCCCATCCGCAACCTGAAAGACCTCGTAACACACGTTCCGCCTCGTATTTTCGGTTTCAGACACGTTGCTCCGGTCGTCCAGTTGGGAAGAACAGACAAATGGCAGATTATTGATTACGCTCCAAACCTCCCACCCAGAGTGGCAATGCACTACGCTCCTAACTATATTCTGTCGCTCGACGATGGGATTAAGGAGGCGCAGGAGCTCGAAGCTTACCAGAAGGAAGTTGAGAGAGCTAATAAGCTTGCCGCAAAGAAAACCACCTCCAAGAAGACAGATTCCGGGAGCGGTTCAAAGGAGGAGAAGTAATGGCGGGGGAAATTAAAAATAAGAATAATTCTAATTCTAACACAAGTCCCGCTCCCAATACAACTCTCGACTTCTTCTACTCTCATCTTGAGGAAATGTCCCTCTTCGGAGTTGCGACAGACGAATCCGAGACAATCATCATCACTCGCAAAGATTCTCCAGAGGCAACAATCACAACCTCTGACTCTACAATGTTCACAAAGATTCGGAGAAATATCCTCGCAGACCCGGAGCACAAGGACTGGAAGGTTCAAAGTTTCACCCGCACGACAACAGATAAGGATCCGCTCCACTTCGTTGAACTGATCGTGACTTGCCCCAAAAAGTTGGTCTCTCTCCGTGCCAAAACCTCTACAAGAGAAATGACTGAAGAGCAGAAGGAAGCAATGCGGGAGCGGATGTCCAAGATGCGGAGAAGCAGAGGAGAAGATACAGACGAGGACGAAGACTAAAAACAATTCTAAATACAAATATCAAAGGAGATATACAAATGAAGTATTACAGTGATATTACAAAGCAGCTCTACGAAACCCGCGAACAGCTTTTCAAGGCGGAGCGGGATTACAAAATGGAGCTTATTACCAAGGCTCGTGCAGACGAAAAGGCAAAAAAGATTGCCGACCTCGAAGCACAGATCGCAGAGCTCCGTGGAGAGACAACCGCGAAGACGGATAATGTCAAGTCTTCCGATAAGTCCATCGCTTCCGAAAAGTCTAACAAAGACAATACCGCTCCCACGAAGGTTTATGACGCCGGGAAAGAAGACGGAATTGATTATTCAAAGACTATTGAAGCAATCAAGAAGATGATTGATGATTTCAAATTCAAGTACCCGAGCTTCGAGTTTCAGGATATTGAAGATGATAAAAATGAACTAACTGACGATGACATTAAATCCTCCGTGCGTCCCGGAGAAAAAATTGCCCGCCTCGCTACTGGAAAGACCGCTCCCGCAAAGACAAATGGCGCGTGCAGAAATTGCGGCAAGTGCGTTAAGCCTGATACCGATGGAGACAAGAAGCGGGAAAAGCTGGCAGATTCTGGATATTATTCCTCCGTATATATTAATCTGAACGGCAAGGAGTTTTACTCCGAGGGAGCGGATTCGTGGAACGATGTTAAAAAGGCTGTTCGAGAGTATTTCGAGAAACTGCAGGGGTTGAAGTAAGAAGACAGATTGAAGTAAAAGAAAGGCAAGAAAAGTTAGATAATAAATTTTAACAAATAATTTACAAATTAGGAGTGGTCTGGAGACTGCTCCTTTTTTTGTTGGGGCGGATAGGAAGGTTGGAAAGTGGTTTCGGGGAGCGGTTCTAATAAAAAGCGGTCGGAAAAGATTGGAAAGACGGTCGGCAACGAAAATAAAATTTTTGTTCTGGGATATTTTGGATCGGCAAGCAAATTTTGGGTGCGGTTCTAGGGATTTGGGGGCAAAAAAAACATATGGCGCGCCGCGCCTAAAAAATAAAAAAAATCCCCCGCATGTTTAAAAAAATCCCCCCACGAAACTAATTTTACCCCACCCTAAAAAACATATTGCCTATAATAATATAAAATCATATAAGCAATATATCTTCCCCACCCACCCACCCATTGTTTTATTTAATTAATTAAAATTGTTTTTAGATTTTTCTATTTCTTCCATTAAAATCTCCTTTATGTTTGGATTTCTACTTTTAGTTATTTTTCTATATACATTTTGATATTTTATATTATAACGAGTACACCATTGTGAAAGAGTGAGATTTTCTCCGTCAATTTCAACAAAAATATTATTTGTTCTATTGTTTGCTTGAACCAACATAGTCGTCCACCTGCAATTTTCCGGACAATAATCTCCATATGGATCTATTCTATCTATAGTTAAATTGTTTTCGTACCCATAAGATAATGCCCAATCATAAAAAGCAGAAGAGCTTTTTAACCACTCATCACAAACTTTTATTCCAAGTTCTTTATATTTTTTATATTTTGGAATATCTCGATAACATCGTTCTTTCATTTTATGTAAAATATCTTTTAATCTTTGTGGAACATCTTCTCTTATTTTTCTATCAGACCCATACTTTTCAATATTTTCTTTTGCTAAACATTCTGGACATTTTTTTCCAAGATTTAAAACAGCATTTGGAGAGGATATAAAAACATACCCACAAATCAGACACTCAAATTTCGTATCGGTATTAGAATACATATATTCTTCCAACGCTTTTAAATCTGGTCTAACTTCTTTCATTTTTTTTTAAAAACTCTTCATTTGTCATAAAATTTTCTCCTTTTAATTAAAATTAAATTATTTTCCCATCTTTCCGACGTCATTGAAAGACAGGATTGGGATAGCACCTGATAACGCTCAGATGCTTCAGGAAACGTAGAAACAGAAGAAACACGGTTTTCTTTATTTGCGGATAACCGTAAACCCAAGGGCTTTCACCTTATCTTACCGATGAAGTTCGATGAAAGCAAGGACGAGACACAGAAGCACGACGATTCCAAAAGCGCTCATTACATCACCTCCCTTTCCACGTAAACCAAAGAAGCACAAAATAACCAATCGATAAAACCCAAGTTGCAATCGCTTCGAGTTTTCCGCACATCTCTTTCGAGTCTTTCCAACATCGTCGAATTATCAGCCCCAAAACCAGTAAAAGTATCACATGACTATCCTCCTTTCATTTATTAACAAATGATGAACATTATTCATCATCAGTTTCATCATCAGAACCCTCTTCGTCCTCGTCATCTTCTCTCCAAGAGTCAATCTCTTCCTGAATCTCGTCGTTCTCGAAAGCACACTCACGATCGACAACAACTCTCGCAATGTCTCCGGGATAAATCCAGTCAGTCGGGCAGTTGGTTGATTCAAAGTTTTCGTAACCGTTGTAGTGGAAATAGTCGTGATTCGGGTTGAAATCTCCGTAAGCAATGCTGCGGGCAATGTCGATCGGCTTCATCCCTTCACAGATTTCGTCGAATTCCTCCATTTCAAAGATTTCGTCGTCGTAATTGTCGGTTTCGTAGCAATACTTGTTGTGGAGTGCCACTGCGTCCGAATCGTCCATATTCTTGATAATGTTCTTGATTGCCTCAACCTTCTCATCATAAGTCTTCATAGTTCTGTTCTCCTTTTTATTTTCAATATTTTTGATTTTATTGGTTGTTTCAGTCAGAGTGCCGTTGTTGATTGCGTTGTTGACATAGTTCGTAAAGATTGTTCCGAGTTCATCTGCGTCGTTGGCTTCTCCGAAAAGTGCTTTTACTTCTTCCAAGACCTGTTCTTCCGTGATGTCCTGTCCTGCCAAATTGCGAAATATTCTCATTTTTGTTTCCTCCATTTATTATTTAATGTTGTTTTTGTGGATTGCGTAGGTCCAATAGATGACATCGGTATTCGCGTCGATAAATTTATCTTCCACAAGGCGTCCGACGCGATATATGACGTAGTCGTCCATTTCGTCGTAAAGTTCCACGGAGACAACCAATCCAAGCCAGTTGCCGTTTTCTCCAATCTGCGGAAGCTCCGAAAACGAATCAACAACTCTCGCATTTCCGAACCACTGACGAACTTCTTCAAGCGTCTCCGAACAATTCAGAAGATACTGATTGAACGAGTAGTCGTATTCTTCCGGAGTCTCTTCCTTCAACTCTTCGAACTCCTTTCTTAACTCTTCCTCCGTGATGATTTTACCGGTGTTCGTGTCTCTAAATTTTCTCATAATAATTCCTTTCTCCCCCGTCAAGCCGATAGGACAACTAATTGTTAAATTTTTGTTAATTCAGAACGGTAATGTGTCGCAACTCAAATGCCTGTCAAGCCAGTCGTAGGTCTTCGGAAAGCGATCCATCATCCAAGTCCAGAAATGTCTTCTTCTGCGTTTTTTCCGAGTCTCAATTGCACTTTGCCTTTGTTTCTTCATATCTTCCCCTCCTTTCTCAATTCGTTGAAGTTCTTCATTGTGGTATATCTCCAACCGTCGCAGTCAGTCATATACCAGATGATAACCGGGTTGTTGTCCTTGTCAAGCGCCACTCCCTTGAACTGTAAAGCCAAGTCGTCGTTATTTCTTGCGTCTACGTTCGTGTTCCAGATTGCGGCATATTCTCCGCTCGAAGTGTACGGAAGACCGTAGGTCAGTTCGACGTTCCTCTCACGCTTTCCGTGAACAATCCGCAGACTTTTGTCGAGCCATTTCACTGCGGAAACGGCAATCTTGTACTGATTCTCGTAGTCGGTCCATTCTTTGATTTGATTGGTATAAATTTCCATTTCGGAACCCTTCCTCCGGTTTTAGAGGTTTTCCGGAAACTCAATATTTTAATTTTAATAATTTTTTAACAATTTAATTGTCAAATCTCAATCTTTTGTCCTCTTCCGCACAGTCTTGCAAGCGGGCAGTAGAAGGTCAGATAGCTGTTTAGATGTCTTTTCTTGTTGTCGTAGTCCCAGATCACGAACATATATTCGAGAGCGTTCGCAACCGACCAGAAATCGCATCCGTCTTTAATCGAGCAAATTCCGGCTTCGATAAGATGCGCAAGAAACTTCTTTTCTGTGTGTGTTGCGGATGCGACAAAGTCACTTTTATGTTCGGGACGAACCCAAACTGCGTCTGAAAGTATGTCTGCAATTTTATCGACGATTTCTTGAGTGATGACCCCTTCTTCGTTTGCGTAGGTTTCGAAGAGATACTTCTGTTCAGCGGTTTTGTAAGTGGTAAGCATAGTTTTAATCTCCTTTATTATTTTTTAGTTGTGATTTTAATTTCTATGAACATTTCACGAACAACCAAGTCGAGATTGTCCCATGTTGTCCATTGTGCTTCATCGTGGCCAAGTTCATATTCATAGATTGTAGCAATTGGGTTATTGATTTCGAACGTCAGGAACTGCTCAAAGATGCCTTCTTCATCTTCAAGATATGGAATAACCTTTCCTTCCATATAGTCGTAAATCGCCTGCCATTTGGCAATTTCATAAGCATGAACAATAAGATTTTTATTGTCTATCTTCAACAGTTCTCATATTTAATCCTTTCTACCGTTTTTGTAAGAGGTTTGCGGCGACTCTAATTTTTTAATTTTAATAATTTAATCGGTGAGTAAATAATCGCAGTTTCTGAGATCGACCTTATCAGAGTGGTTAACAATCATATCCAACAAATCGAAATCGAACTTGTAGTCGGGAATCAAATCTCGATATTTTCCATATTCTTCCCAGTCACAATCAATTTCGATAGACTTTTCGTCGAGGGCGTCTTCAATGTCCGCGATAAGATAATCTTGGATATAGACATCCATTCTGTCCAAAATTTCCGATGCCGATGTGAAACGATCTTCTTCAATATCACCAAGATTAGCACACTGCCGATCTTCGAGTGAGAACATACCGTCTTTGTGCTTTACGAGTCGAAATTCGGTGAGATCGAGAAATTCGTCAAAAAGTTTTTCATAAGTGTTTTTCATAATAATTTTATTTCCTTTCTTTTTTTTATTTTTTAATACGTGAAATCCACGAAAACCGGAGTATCTTTTTTCAACATCCGTTCGTAGCTGATATCGTCACGCCTTCCACAGGAGTATTTCTTTTCGGAGCGATCGTAGTCGCCCCTCTCATAGACCTGCGAATCCTTCGGGTTAGAAATCGGTTTCAGAGTAAACCAATCACCCTTCTTCAACGCTCCAAGAGTCAGAACAAAGTTCGGATTCTTTTCGCGCCGATGCGTGATTCGAAACGCTGTATTCGGGAGATTCTCGCGATATTCTTTCAACGTCCTTTTGGCCTCTCTGTAGGTGCCCTCGGAGCATTCAACGCTCCATTCTCCGTAGTAGAGTCCTTCAATGTCATAGCTGTCAATAGTCTTTCTGGTGTCAATGGTGGTTGTGTTTTTCATAGTTTTATCTCCTTTTAATAATTTGTTCAAAGTTGATTGTTCTCGATTGCGTGTTTGACCTTCTGTTCGAGTTCGTTGTAGAACCGGCGTCTCTCTCGATAATAGTCAATTAAGTCGAGAAGGCGGTCATCTCGGCCGCCCTCCTTTTCAATTTTGTTGAGCTCCTTTTCGACTTCGTAGCGTTTTATCTCGAAGTTGTTTGCGACAAAACCGACACAAACCATAAGTTTTTCTTTTTCGATGTCGGTCAGGGTGATTTTGGTGTTTTTCATAGTTTTATCTCCTTTCAAATTACCAATCGGTTCTCACGCATTCGTCCAACCAAACAACCCGATGCCCACAACGGAAGCCGCTTCTGCCATCGTCGTTGGTAAAAACTTTCGATTTTTTCGGAGTTTCTTTTATTCCGACGATTTCGACGAAATAAACAGTTTCTTCCAAGTCGTCAACCTTGTAGATTTCCAATCCGAGTTCAGCAAGTCCTCCGTAGTAAGTTGCGACAGGGTCTTTTCCTTCGATGTGGTTTTTAATTTCAGTTTTGGTGATTTTCATAATTTTATCTCCTTTAAATTGATTTTCATAGACAAAAGTGTAAGTGCGGTACAAGCTTCTTCTGAAACTCCAAGGACTTCGTTGGCAAGATCGCATTTTTCTTTTGCAAGTTCTGCCGTCGGATATTTTTGATAGTGATAATATCCGGTCTCGCCATTTACAACGATGATTACTTCGGTTGGATCACTCGGTAAAGTCGCATAGGCACGCTCAGAAAGGTTTTTAGGGTTGTTAAGGAACTCCATAAGTTTCTGTTTGTTCATAGCATTTCCTTTCTGGCCGTATATGTCCGATACCGCAGACAAATTTTAATTTTTGTTAATTACTGAATCGTGTCGCGCATCTCTTCAATCTGTTCTTCGGTAAAGCACCGACGAAGTTTCTTGTTCTGCGCGAGGCAAAGTTTCCAAATCTTCCGAGCCTTTGTGCGTTCGGAACCGGGTTCGTTGTCGTATCCGTATTCCGAGCAGAATTCACCAAAGTTATCATCAACATAGCTGTCACCTCCGAGGCAAGTCAAAATGTCATAAGCGGTTGGTTCTGCTTCCGAAATCTTTCTAGGATCTTTCGACAAAAGTTTTTCCTTGTTGGCGATAGAATCCCAGAAAATTCCCCACATATGACCAAGAGGGGTTTTGATGTCGTAGCGATACCGAGGACGAAGAGTGTAATCGTTCCAATTGGTGTTTGCCGCAAGTCCGGTATAAGTGAATTTCACGGTGATGTTGTGCTTCTTGCAGAAGTTGTCTGCGATTTCGGTGTAGGTAGTGTGTCTCATAATTGGTTTTCTCCTTTTTATTTATTTTTTTTAAAGAATTTCGTTGAGTGTGCAGAATCCGGACTCTTCGCACCAATCGCATTTTGATTGACGCTCGTCGTCAGGGTCGACATCCCATTCACGATGTGGTAAACAGCCTTCGTGAGATTGAATTGCGCAGAGGCAGCGGTCGCAGACCCAAAGAGGTTTTTCAAGATTGTGTTCTTTGACATATTTTGCCGTTGCGTCATACTCCTCCTCGGTCAGATAAGAGTAAGAATCGAGAAACTCTTCTTTCGTAAGATCAAAGAAGTCTCTCATTTTTTCTCCGTCGTCAATGAATGGGGTAATTTTAATGTTCATAGTTTTATTCTCCTTTTGTTGTATATTATTAAATTATTTCGTTAGCAGTCTGTTTTTATCTCAAAGAGCTTGGACGTTCTGCCGATAATAACGTAGTACTTGGGTTTGTTGCTGTGGAACAGTGCGTTTATTTCAGAGTATGTCTTACCTGAGAGGTTACGGACTGTGTTAGCATTGATTATTGGCGTGTGTATCGTTGCATCCTCCAGCAGACAGCCATTGAGACCATATTCACCAAAACTAACAGCGATTGGTCTGCTATTTGCTTTGATTAGGTTCCATGTGTCAATGTCACAATTTGCGGCGTCCTGTGCTATGTTGAGCGTGAGCAAATCTTTAAATGTGCTCTGTGATACGGTTGTCATTGTTCGTATTCCTCCAGTATTTTTTCGATTTTGTCGGCAAGTTCATTATAGAAATTTGACAATTCCAATTCGCCATCACCTTTGCGCTCTTCTCCGCGATAAAGTGTTTTGACTTTCTTTAAATATTCGTTGTAATGCTGGAGCGCTTCATTTTGAAGAACTAATCTAACGAGTCGTTTTTCTGAGTTGTTGAGATTAACCACAATTATTTCACCTCTTTCTTTGCGGTGGTATTATGCCGCCACCGCTCGGCAAATTGATTTTGTTAATGTTTCACGTGAAACAATTATTCGTGAATCAATCCCTTTTCATCAATATCAAGTTCTTTCAAAGTGTCGAATTCGTTCAGGAAGTTCGTTGCTACCCAAAGATAATATTTATCATCGGGATAGACTGTCATTTCAGTGTCATAGACACTCCCGTCTTCGTAATAAGGGGAGTCAATGTAATCAAGATCGGTGCGAAGGTCGTCGCTGCCCCAAGCCTTGATTGCGGCACAGATTGCATAGGTCGGAGAGGTTTTTGAGTGAATCACGGTTTCGTCATCGGGGTCGAAGCCATCGCTCCAACCGACGCAGACAGCGAGCGTTCCGTTGAGCTTCAATGTAACGCAACCGCAATCTTCTTCTTTCAACCATTCGACAGCGGATTTGATTTCCTTCGCGAGAGTTTCGGGGGTGTAAGTTTTGATAGTAGACATAGTGTTTTCCTTTCTGCGGTTTTGAAGAGGTTTTCCACAAACTCTAATTTTTAATTTGTTTTAATGATTAGCCAAACAGAACTTCGCCAAAGAGCGAGAATTGAATGATAATGTCGGCAACTGCCGCATCGACTTGACAGCAATTAAGCTGCCATTCTCCGAACCCGTCTCCGTCCGGGACATACCAGTTGTAATGGGAATAGTAGCCTTCCTCGATTGCCTTCCGAAGTCCGATGAAAAGCTTTTCGAGAGAAAGAAAATATTTTTTGTCATTTTCGATGTCAGTTATTTCCAATGATTTTCCATCAAAAAGAATTTGTGCGAAAACTTCTTCGTAACAAACATCTTTCAGATCTGCTCCCTGTTCAACGAGATGTTTCTTCGCCTCGGAGTAATCTTCGTCGTTGGCGGAAGTTGCTCCACAATATCCGACTCCGCCATTTACGGCGGAGCAGATAATGTCCAGTACATCTTCTTTTGTGATTTTTACCTGAATTGTCGGTTTCAGAAGTGCACAGGTCTTATTCCATTTCAGTTCCATTTTAGTGTACCACCCTTTCAATAATTTCGATTTCATAACGGTCTTCCGACCAGAACCCTTCCTGATAAATAGAGAAGTAATGCTCTCCTTCGTTAATAACCTTGTCGTCCAATAGCATCAAATGGTCATTTGCCTTTTCGTCGGCAACACGTTTGTCGAAGTAGGCCTTCGCCTTTTCGCGAGTAGAGAAAACTTTCATTGTAGTGTCAACTGAACCGTCGATAATACTGTTAGTTCTTACGACATAAACAAATATCAGATTGTTTTCCTCCGAATTGAAAATCTTGTCAGCGAGGTCGCTTGCTTTTGCATCTTCGGGGTCATCATCATCGAGGATACGCATATCTCCGATTCTGATGCCACTTTCGGACATCCATCCGGCTTCTCTTTCGACATAATCGATTGTTCCGAGGTCCTCCTCAATTGCACGGTCATCCTCCACGAACAGTTCAGCCAAAACTCTTCTTTCCATAGTATAACCCTTTCTTCGGTTTTAGAGGTTATCCGAAAACTCATAATTTTGGTGATTATGATTTAGCCGATGTTGTCGAACACGGCAGTTGCGATTGCTACTTTGGAATTTCCAGTGACGCAAACGCCTCTGCTTAAACTTTTACCGCCGAAAGCGAGGAAGAATACGTACTCTTCTCCGTTGGTGAAGACGGCGTACTCTACACCATATCAACCACAGTTGGCGTTGATAACGGCAGGGGAGAGGAACATTTCAACAAATGCGCTTTTTTCGAGCTGACATTTATTCATTTCGCGCCAGTTTGCGCGGACGAATCCCTTTTCCTCGAGGTCATGCGGGTAAATTTTGTTCTGTTTCATAGTTTTATCCTTTCTGCCCGATAAGGTCGTTAGCTCAACCAAATTTTGTTTAATTATTTTCTGCAAGCGTAGTATGCGTTCTCGATGTTGTCCCATCTCGAAGCATTTGCGTCATCCTCTTCTGCAAGATAACGCACCATTTTGGCTTCGAGCTTCTCACTGATGTTCTCATCATTGTCTTCTGCCCACTGCTGAATATCTTCGCGGAGATATTCTTCGTCAAGCTCCGAGTATACCTGAAGCATTTCCTCTGTCGTCAGTTCGATAGCGATTTCCTGTCCATTGATAGTTCTGGTGATTTTCATAACTTTATTCCTTTCTGCTCGTTTAATGGTCAAATCGCCCAACCAATTGTTTAAATTGATTCGATATGCGCTGGGACGAGACGGAACCGAGCGTATCTCGGATATTCCAGATAATTGTCAAATTCCTGTGCTGTCATTCTGTTGATGATACCTTCCATCTGATTCCAATAGAACGGACCTGCGAGGAAGTAGAAACATTTGCTTTCAATTTCCCTTCCAGTTTCCTCATCGAAATAGATGAAAAGTTTCGCAGAATATTTCAAACCATCTTCATAATAAAATCCGATGTCCTCAATCCTGCGAAGCTTATCAATATCGTGGATATTGGCGTTCATTTCATTTCACCTCCTTCTTGTCTAAAGATGGAATATACTGGAAGGCGATGTCATACATCTTCCTTCCGGTAATTTGATCGCGGAATGTTTGGACGTAGATTCCGCCTAAAAGATTATTGTCGTAGCCGTTCTCGTCAGCCCATTCCGTGATGACTTTTGTTGTCAGCGGCGTAACATAAACGTAGAGGTCTGAGTAATGATGATCAATATCTTCGGGTGGATAGCCAGCTTCAAGCAGACGTTCCATAAGTGATTTGTTATTCATTTTAACTCTCCTTTCAAAAATAATTCTCGTTTGTAGAGTCTTGTTTTTCTAACAGCTTCGGCGTTCTCCTCTTTTGCCTTCTGAAATTTTCTCCAATGGTCTTTAATATATTTGTCATTCTTTGCTTTAGATTCGGGATTAACGATGAAAAGAATTGACTGTGCTGAAATCTCGAATTCTTTTGCAAGTTTCCTCATGCTCCAACCTTCGTCACGAAGGCGGATTATCTCCGCCTTCTGCTCGTCAGTCAATTTACGTCGTCTGTCTTGAAGTCCGATAAATTTGATATTGTTGATGTCGTGTTTGTGTGGCATTTTAATCTTCATCTCCTTCCTCATTTTCGGCACGATAGCACTCATCGACGTCATATTCGACATTTTTGCCGATATAAACGAGCAGGTAGGTTGCGTCGATTTTCGCGAGTTCTCCCGCGCATTCAACAACGTTGCAAAGAAGTTCGTTGGTGACGAACATTTTGCCGTCGTCTTGTTTCATAATCTCGTCTTTCGCCTCATTGACGAGTTCCGGAGTCAGATTTCTCATTCCGACATCCATCAGATGACTGATGGACATACGGAAAATCATTTCTCCGTAATCTCTGCGGAGATTGTTGATGTTCTGTTCGATGGTTTTGAATGTGGTTTTCATTGTGTTTTCCTTCTCTTTTTTGTTCAGTTCTTCATAGTAGTCTTTGGTGCTTTCATCTGCGAAATCGTAGATGACTTCTCCATCACTATTGATGATTTCGTAGCCTGTTGTGCAACGGTCGTCTTCCCAAGAAATCCCTTCTCGGATTCTTGTGCGCGGTGTAATTGTGAACATAATCAGATTTCCTCCAATTTAAGATTTTTGATTTCAGGGTGAAGTTCGTACAGATATTTCAGTTTTTCGTGATAGTTGAATCTTTCAGCAAAATTTTCCATTGATTTTTTTATACCATAAGCAATGAGTTTTGCATCTCGATCCATTTCACCCCGACCGATTAAAAGAGATGTTGTAACTGCCATTCCATCCAAATAGAAATTACCTTCTGTCCTTTCTGTTTGATACTTTGCTTTCCATCCGAACATAGCGTTCTCCTTTCTGACGGTCTAACCTCCTACCGACAGGGAAATTTTGTTTAATTACCAAGAAATCTCGACGACATATGTCTCATACATATGATCTTTTGTGTCAACATATGAGCGGAAGGAGAATCCTTCGTCTTCAAATTTTTGTTTCGCAATCACGAGAATTCGAGACAAAACTTCTTTATACCATCTATTTAGATTTGTCCCTTTATACATATAACCGCGACGGTCTTCCGGGTACCATTGAAGTCCCATAAATGAAAAATGGGTATCAAGACATCCTGTAGAATAAGAAAAATACTCCAGGAAGGTCCTTAATGTTCTTTCACGAAGAATATCAGAAGATATTCTTTTTTCGAATCTTTTCATCATTTCTCCGTTTTCGAACTTCTCTGCGAAGAAATTAACAATTTCATTAAGAGCCGCCTCCTCTTTCCTTGCCTGTTCATTGGACATTGCTGCGAGTTTTTCTGCGAGTTTCATAGTTTTAATCCTTTCTGCCTTTTCGGCTTTAAAATTTTAGAGAATGATCTGGTCGATTTTTGCAAGTGTTTCAACATAAACCCGATCGCTTGCGTCTGCTTCTTCGAGTGTATCTGGTAAAACACAGCTCCACGTTTCTTTCGCCCTTTGATAAGCTTTCTGTCTTGCTCTTTCTTCATCTGTTTCTTGAACAAAATATGTCATTTCCCAGTCGAAGTAAGCGACAATACGAACTGCAAATCCCATTTTGTTTCTCCTTTCTATAAAATTGTGGTTTTATTTATTCAGCCCCGGATTGTTGGTCCGAGGCTGTTGTTTTTGGTTAGTCTTCTTCTTTTTTGTCTTCAATCAACAAGCTCGATGTTCTCTTTCTCGACGTACCAACAACCGTGCCATTTAGTCGTTCCTTCCGGCCATTTGACCTGACAGCAAACACTATCGCTTCCAGTCCAAAGAACCGTTCCGATTGTCCCCTTCGGAGGGTAGAATCTCGAGTCTCTGTCTTCTATCGAATCTTCTGCGATATATCGAACTTTATCGCCGACCTTGATTTCGCGGGTTTTTGCCTCTTCTTCGATACAAACCTTGCAGTTTTCGGTACAGTTCGTCACCTTTCCTGCGATTTCACAAAACTTTGCCATTTTCTTTTCCTCCTTTTAACCATTGATACGGTCGTAGTATCTTTCGACAAACGCTGCCGGAGAGAGTTCTCCAACAATCAGCATTCTTGCCAGACTGTCAATCTGAATCTCGGTTTCGCAGGACATCAGAATCCTGCGTGTCCAATGTCTAAAGTCGTGAAGCTTGTTCTGGGTTTCCTTCTCGTTTACAATGCTGTCGGGAGAGAAGAGTTCCATCTCGGAGAGCACGCGAATCTTGTCATCGACGTACTGCCGTTTAGAGATTTCATCTCCCCAAAAATTGGTAAAACGAATTTTTTTCTTTGCCATTTCAGTTTACCTCCTCGCTTTTGGCAATGATTTTGATCAATCGGATGCAGGCTTTCCGGGTCGCTCCACCCGGTCCAGAGAACGAAGAAATGTTTTCAATCATCTCTTCGTATTCTCCACTGTAGTAATTGTCGAGCAGCTTCTCCCAATTGGAGACGCCACCCATTGTTGCCTTGTGACGTGCGTGGAAGAGCTTCCGGAGCAACTCATCCCGAGCTGTCTCGGCGTGGTTGTCGTACTCGTAGATGTTAACGGTAGAGTTGGTGATGGAAATCTTTGCGTTCATAACGCTCCTTTCTGCGCTTTACCCTGCGCAACGGGTGATTTCACCTCTGGTGTTTGAGATGAGAGCGATAAATGCTCTATGGAGCATTAGAACCGAAGCTCTAATGCTTGAAGAATATTTATCGACCGTAACGGTCTCTTCCCTGACCGGAGAAGTCAAGGATGTTGGCATCGACGAAGTTGTCAGATTTTCCGGTAAGAAGAAACCGGAAATAATTGGCGAGACGGGTGAAGAAGTGTTTCATTGTCGTTACCTCCTTTCAAGAATTACTTTTCGACAATCGCTGGAATTCCGCGAAACGCTTGAAACCCGATTATTTTTATATTCTTTGGAATTGCAATGCTCGTCAGGCTCGAGCAACCGGCAAACGCAGAATCACCAATGGTCATCACATCGTCCGGTATCGTGATGTTTGTCAAGCCACTGCAATTAGCAAATGCCCAATATCCGATTTCGTTTACGCTATCTGGAATCATGATGCTCGTAAGTCTCGAGCACCCGTGAAACGTGGCAGCTCTGATTTTTTTCAAGCCATTTGGCAAGAAAATATCTACAAGCGCCGAACAGCCGGAAAACGCATAACAGGCGATTTCGGTTATTCTATCCGACAGCACGATGCTGGTCAGGCTACTGCAACCTTCGAATGCAAAGGCGCCAATACTCATCACGCTGTTCGGCATCGTAATGTTCGTCAAATTGCTACAACCAGAGAACGCTCTCTCCCCGATGTGTTTGATACCGTCCGGTATCGTGATGCTCATCAGGCTATTGCAATTCCAGAAAGCAGAATCACTGATAGTTGTCTCACCATCGGGGAGCGTGATCTTTTCAGTGATACCATTTTTGTATACGACATCCATAAACATACTATGTCCTTTCTGCACTTTACCCTGTGCGACGGGAAATATACCCTTGGTGTTTAGGGCTGGGATGGCGCTCGATAACGCTCGAACGCCTCAGAGAGCGTGGATGAAGGAGGATTAATAACGATTGTTGATAAACGAGTCTTGATCTTCTTTGGATGTCCGTGCGTCCCATTCTTCTGCGGCTTTAAGGTCTTCGTCGGAAGGATAGAAATCGAAATCGTCTTCTTCTCCATCTTTCGGAATAACCGAAGAGATATCGGTGATTGTCGGACGATTCATGAAGGTTTCTGCACGCTCGTCCTTTGCGTTCCAGACAAGACCGACCTTGTAAACACCGAAGTCGATCTTTGTGACATATTCAATTCCGTATTTCTTCTTGGAATCGAAGAGGTTGTGAAGCATCATATTCGATGCTGCAGCTTCTTTGTCGCAGTTGACGACTTGCTGCTTGGTAGCTGTGACTGTGCCATCGATGTCGAGGGACTGAATCTGCCAACCCTGACGAACAAGGTCAAATGCTGGAACTGTCGAGGTGATGAGGGTTCTGGTGAAGATAGCGGTGATTTTCATGGTGGAATCCTTTCTGGGCTTTCCTCTGTAATCCACGTTGGGTGTCTTGGAAAACCGATGGAGGGTTTTTGTTGACGGGTTGACCCACAACCCCAAATTTTAGATGAGACGCATTTTGCGCACATCGACGCGCTCGTATTCGCAAGCACGAAGCTGTTTCGCAACCTTCTCCGCGTCTTTACGAAGACGGAATGCGTCTGTATATGTTGTCATAATGCCAGAGAGATTCTGGTATACGATAACATATACGAAGATTTCAGCCATCCGAATCACCTCCTTTCAAGATGATGGCATTGAAAAAAGGATACAAACGGAATATACATTCTCGTATCCTCTTTTCATTTTAAAATACTATATATGGCATCTTGTCTCACATAAAAAGTCCAAAACCTCTCATATCTCCACGCCAATAATCTCAGTTTATTCTTTCTTCTCTTTTCCTCTCAACCTCCTCATCGTCTCGGCCGGAATCACAATCCATTCGTCTCGACAATACTTTATCATATTTGATTTGCTCATTTTTCCGATTTCAATATCAAATACTCTATCTCCGTTCTTTTCTTTGCACTTCAATATCCACCCATCATCGTTTCTCTCCCAGTCAACAAGAACTCCCTTATATGGTGTTTTACACGCTCTTCTAACAACATCAGGGACAACAACTCCCATCTCACCAATTTTTGCTATTACTGCATTTCTTCCATTTGTTTCAACACAAACCGTCTCTTCTTTTATTTCATCATTTTCTCTATATTTTATAACAAATGTTCTTTTATCAATTTGAATTATTTCAATTGCTTCTTTCTCATAATATTTCTTCTTTTTATTTTTACCACGCCAATCTTCTTTTCTTAAAACATCTTGCCCTCTTTCTCCGCTTAAATATCTACGATATAATGTGCCTCTTTTAATTCCTAAAATTTCGCCCCATTGAGTTAAATTGTGCGTCTCTCCATTATCGTCTGTAATCCAAACACAACTTCTTTTATTATTGTCTTGTTCTTTCCGACTCGCAAATCTACAATTTTCAGGACAATAATTTCCATTTGAATCAATTCTATCAAGAGTACATTCTTGAGCTGGAGCATTTGGATCGTATCCATTCTCTTCAGCCCACTTTCTAAAATTATCAAAAACCAACCATTCCTCGCAAATTTTAATTCCACGACCCCCATAATTATCATAAGAGTTTGCATTTGGATTAAGACATCTTTGTTTAATTCCACTCCAAGTATGATATAATCTTAACGACGCAACCTTTTCCTTATTATCCCACGGTTTTTTATATCCGCATTTACTGCAGGAATGAAATTTCTTCTTACTTAGATAAAGTTCATCTACAATAAATTCATTTCCACATTCGCATCGGCACTCCCATAATCTTTTTCCCGATCTCGTTTTCCCAACGAATTTTCCAATATTCAAATAATCAATTTTTGTATTTTCTATATTTTTCATTTTTCTTTCTCCTATGAATTATTTTACTGCACTATAATTATATCACAAAATAAATGTTTTGTCAATAGATTTTATAAAATATTTTTTTATTTTTATTCTTACACCACAATTCTTCATATCCAAAATATCCCCATTTCTCATCCAATCTCTCTCTTATTCTCCAACAACTCCATCTACCCTACTCACTACCAATCCAACCTCAACATTTTCCCCACGCCTTATTAAATAAAGGAAAATCGTCTCAAAATCGTTATTCCCACTTTATACCTATCACAATCCATACTCTCTAAAACCAAATCCGCACCAAAACTATCTAAAAACTAATACTTTTCAAACAAATTTCCAACAATCTTTCTCATAACCCCTCCACTCTGTTTTAATCCAAAATCCGTTTCAAAATCCTCTGAAAGCGTCCAATCTCGTCGAAATCAACCGGTTTAAAACACATCATCTGTTCTAATCCATTTTTCAACCCATCGCCAGCCCAACAATTTTTACAAAAAAAGAGCCGGTATTTCAACCGACTCTTTAATATTAAAATTTCACCACGAAATAACTAACAGTCCATCGTCTTCTCGACTATCGTTAATGACCTTAATAAGATACCCGTTGCTTCTCAAAAATTCCGCCAAATCAACCATCTTCATATCAGGGTCCGTAATAAGGAGAAGCTTACTAAATTTCAAAATCGCCTTACTGTCTCCGGACATCGCAGCATCTTTTACTTTATCTTCCACATACCTGACTACGCCAGGATATCTTTTATCAAATGACAGTTTTCCGCTTCGATCACGAATTTTCTGTGCTTCTTTAGCATCAATCATATCTCTTACTCCTTATAACATAAATTGATTCCAATTAATACAAAGCTCCATGCAAATACAATTCAGATAGGCATCATATTTTTGTTTTTCCAAAAATTTAATCAAATCTGAAATCTTAATATCTTTATCAATTTTTAGAATATCATCTAACTCTATACGAAGTGAATATTCTCCTTTTTCGGCAGCCTTCAAAATTTCGCTTTCGACATATTCAATAACCTCCGAATTATGTTCTGCGAAATGTTTTTCAAATTGTTTTTCTTTTCTTGCCTTTTTAGTAATTTTAATAATTTCTTTTATGTTAATCATTTTACCACTCCACTAACATTTCAACCTCTTTATCATTTCCGCCGTAAATCGAGTTGAATCCACAATCTTTCAAACGGCTTGAAATTTTAGTAAAGTCCGTGTTATTCACTATCTTTCTATCAACAATCGCAATCTTCGCCCGGGTTTTCCCGCAATATGACTGTTTAGAAATTTCCTTGAATATTTCTCCTAACACAATATTTTCCAGAGTCTGTCCATCTCTTCTGATATAAACAATCAATAGCTTCGTATTAGCATCCACAAGTGGACTCTCCGCAACGACACTGCGACACATTTCTACGTTTCTACGAGCCTCTTCAGCTGTAATAAAATTATTCATATTTTTTACCACTCCACTATAAGTTCCACTTGATTATTACCGACCGAACCAGCAACAAACGCAACAAATCCTTGTTCTTTTAAAAAATCTACCATTTTATAAATATCGATAGCTTCTTCGACAGATGTGGTCGCATTTACAAGAATACTTATCATTGAATGTCCAGCACGAAACTCTCTTCTAATAGTCCAATAAACTGTTTCGAGAAGATTCTCATAATTATTTTCTTGGTCGGAACAAAGTTTTATCGCCGTATGAAAAATATAGAGAGAATATAATCGAACATTTTCTTTTGCTTCTTCGGCTGTAATCACTACCATGCCTCCTAATCCCATAAACTAAATTTGCTATTCGATTTTAATTGTTTTCATATATCCTACAAAAACGTCTTTTACAATCACCGCCGATTATACCCTACCGGGGTATTTTCAGGGTACCAGTTAAATTTTATACCCGGGCGGGGTTAGTTTAGAAATTATAACCAATTTCCCAAGAAATGCTAAGGGTTGTTTCTTTTTCATTACGCTTCAGGCCAACTTCAAACCCAAGGTCTCTATAAAATGCTATGACCATAAGAAGATCATCAATATCGTCAAAAACCTCATCTAATGATTCAACTAAAACACCTGTGTTTCCTACTTTCGCATTCGCAACAATACCGCTGCTTACGTAATCAAAAAATTCTTTTTTTGATTCATAAAATGAAATCAGTTCTTTCTGCGAAGGGTATACTCCGCCAAACTCTCTCTTTTCCATCATCATATCATTTGCTTCTTTAGCACTAATGATTTTCCCATCAAAATAACGGTTCTTCATAATAATAATTCCTTTTATTTATTTATTTTCTACTAATCTTCATCATCACGAAATCATCGAGTTCACTCAAAACATCACAATCATACCCGGGCGAGGTTAATCTGATTTTCTGCTAATCCTTCCACGCATTACAAGATCATTATCTTCAAGAATTTTAATATCGCAATCACACTGTCTCACCAAATCGAAATAAAAATTTTTTTGATCTATGTCCCAACATATAAAAGTAACTGCGAAACTCTTTTCTTTATGTTGGATTAATCTTTCATTAATTGCTTCCAAAAGCGTAGAATAATCCTGAATTCTACCTCTTATTTTTTGATCTTGTATTTCTCGTTTAGCGATTATAAGTGCCTTTTTCGAAACACAATCACAATAATCAGAATCAGTACTGTCAGCGTTTGTAATTCTCTCTTTGATTTCCTCTAATGCTTCTTGTTTTGTCATTCTGTTTTTAACTCCTTCAAACAATTGAGCAATGTTTTAATTTCTTCTTTCATAAAACGAATTTCGTAGAAATCCCTGTCTTGTCCATTGATATCAATATCTTCCGAAATTTCTTCGAATATTTCAATCAGATCGTTAATATTTTCAATGCTTTTCATAAACATCACCAACTGACTTTTACGCGCGGATTTCCAGACATCGTTCTCTCATATTTAACTTCAAATCCAAGATATTCGATAAACGGAAGGAGAAGTTCGGTTTTGTTGATTTCGTAATCATTACAAACATCTCCGAGCAAAAATGTAAATTCACGACATCCATATTCAGCGACATCTGTGACTTTTTCATTTAAAAAATTTACGAAAGCCTTATTGTTATCTCGAAAAGACTCGAAATCCTCTCTTGTCAGAGAATTCTTTTTTGCTCCAATAATTTTTCTTGCTTCTTCTGCGGAAACAACGCCGTCCAATAAACTGTTTTTCATTTTAATCTCCTTTTAATAGATATTTACTTTTGTTCTGTCTCCGTTCTCGATTTTGGCATTTTGTTAAAATCGTAATTTTTCAATCCAATTAAACCGCGCACAACGGCATAACATCCATTTGAAATCATCAGACTCATCACATTATCGGTCATATGAACCACCCACGACGCCAAAACATCTGGATTTCCTGCTTCTTCGTCTTCGCAACCTACTAACTCCACAGGCTTAAATTCGGATAGTTCCTACCCTATCTATATTATATCATAAATATTTTAATCCGTCAAGTGGTTTTAAAAAATTTTAATCCTTCATTAAGGATATTCTTAGCAGCATTTATGTCTCTGTCGTGCTTCGTCTCACAATTCGGGCAAATCCACTCTCTAATCGACAAATCTTTCGTTTCTTTGTTCTGGTATCCACAACGATTACAAACCTGACTTGATGGAACGAATCTTCCAATCTTGACATATTGTCTTTCGTTCCACTTTGCCTTATATTCTAACTGTCGCGTCAGTTCATACCAACTACAATCTCCGATAGATTTTGCCAGTTTATGATTCTTCATCATATTAGATACTGCTAAATCTTCTGAAACTATTACTTGGTTTTCGCTAATAATTTCATTAGATGCTTTATGTAAGTAATCTAATCTAATGTTATAGATTTTTTCGTGGGCTCTTGCCACTTTAATTCGTTGCTTCTCTCTATTGCGAGAATCTTTCTGTTTGTGCGCCAATCGCCTCTGTTCTCTTGCCAATTTTTTCTCATATTTAGCAAGAATTTTAGGATTAGCATATTTCTTTCCATCGGAGGCAATAATTAAATCTTTAATTCCAAAATCCAGCCCAACTGCAGAACCGGTTGTTGGTAATGGAAAATATTCTTGCTCTACAAGAACTGACACAAAATATCTTCCGGAAGGATTTTGTGAAACCGTCGCTCTTTTAATCCTACCAACGAACTCTCGATGAAGTCTTGCTTTAACCCAACGAAACTTTGGGAGTTTAATTTGGTTCCTCTCGAAAGAAACTTCTATATTGTTATTGGTAAAATCTGTTGTATATGATTTTCTATGATTATGTCTACTTTTAAATCTTGGAAATCCTGTGTGTTCCTTAAAGAATTTTTGATACGCATTATCCATATTCCAAACAGAATGTGTAAGAGACGATTTGTCTGGTTCTAATAGAAAATCATACTGTGGTTTAAGCACACGGTTTACATAATTATTGCAATCAAATTTGCTCATTAATTTCTCTTGTGTTTGATATAATTCTATTCTATAAGCAAGCGTCTGATTATAAACAAATCTACAGCAACCGAAAGTCTTTTGAATTAACACTTCTTGTTCTTTGTTTGGATAAATTCGATATTTATATGCTTTTAAAATTTTTATTTGTTATTACCTCCTTTCTAAGAATTTAATTATTTCCGTTTCTTGCCACCTGATTTTCTCCAAACGGTGCGGCAACATAAATATTCATATTTCACAAAAACAGGAGCGGTCATCTTATTTACTTTATTCTTTGACCGCTCCCACACATATTCCTTTTTAGATTATTTCTTTAACCGCCTCTGAAACGGCATCGTATCTCTTATCCATAATTGCGTCCAACAGACACTTATACGGATCGATTTCGCCACTCATTACCATCTTACAGACATTAACCGAGAAACCACTCACGAGCGCAACTCCGAGATCGTTTTCGCGAACAGGAATCGTTTTGGTCTGAGAATTCACATTCCAGAAAATCAGTCGCGGCATCTTATATCCAGCATTCTCGAATTTCTTCGAAATGGTTGAAAACAGAGTTTTATCACACCTTTTACAATTCCATCCGTAATACTGCGAGGTCGCATCATCAAATTCCATATCCGAAATAATCAGCACATTCTTCGGAAGATCTTCCTGCTTCATATGGTTCTTAACGGCAACGTCTAAAATCAAATCAAAAGTCTTTTCAATGTTGGTGTTGGAGCAATCATCGTTCGCCATAGCAATACGAATCTTATCACGAAGTGTTTTACCACTGCTAATATCAACAAACTTCGGATTGCTCGAAAACGTAATGAACTTATCCTTAAACTGTCCGCTTGAACGTTCTGCGAAATAAATCGCAAGAGCACTTGCTACTTCAAGAGCGGTTACAGTCGTTCCGCCAATTTGACATCCCATCGAGCCAGAACCATCGCAAACAACGAGAGTGTCTCCGTTTTCATTAACGGTATTCGGGAGATTCTTCCACAGCTGTTCGAGGGTTTCATCGTATTGAGAACAACTTCTGTTGTAACCGCCCGTATACTTATGAACAATATCGTGTGGGTATAGTACGGAAGCGTTAATTTTCGCCTCGCCGTTCTTCAGACTCTCAAGATACTCCTGCCGACGCTCTTCGTCGTTGCGAAGGAAAGCGTTATTATAAATCAGGTTTGCGCGAGAAGGAACTGCTTCATAATTGATTTCGTCCCATCTCTTCGCAGACATCTTTACTTCAACAACATCGAGATATTTGCGAATCTTGCTCAAACCCTTGCGGTAATCCCTTTCCGTCAGACCAAGTCCTTTTGCGATAATTTTCGCGTATCGCTTCGTCTCTCTCGAAGAAGCAGAAGGCGACGGCGCCCACTTACCGAGAAGGGAAATTGGTTTACGGTCAATCAGACCAGCGATGTCACTCTCGAACTGTTTTGCCACAAAACTAATCACAACATCCTTGACAGGAGTGTCGAGCAGACACCAGAGATCATCATATCTACCATATTCCGGAACAAGCGGAATAATTGCCTTAGCGACTTCCGGGTCTTCCATTGAAAGAGCTTCGATAACAGCTCTAAACAGACGACGTTCTCCAAGCCCGCCTCGAACATCTCTTGAGAAGAACAGCCAGCGCATCGCAAGGTTCTTATCTTCAAGAAACGCCTTGTAAAATCTTTCTGCGATTTCTGCTTCCGAAACATTTCGGAGAGAAGCGACTGAGAAGTTCAAATCAAGAAGATTCTTTCCGGTGGTTTTGTATCCGATTGCTCCGTTTTCGGTAATCGATACGTTGTGGTTCTCGAGAATATTATCTCGAACAGCATCCATAAACATTTTCTTTTCCTCACTTTTTTGATTTCTTATATGAAATCCGGGGCGCAGGTTTTTCTATTATCATCATAATCCAAAAAATTGCTGTTCGCGCCCCAGTGGTCATTCGACCAATATAGAACATAAATTCACAAGACACAATATGTATAATTACTTCTAATTTGAAATTATTATTACTAAGGTTGCTGCGTGTGTCTTTTTATGTCCTATACTTATCGAATGACAAATATTTAGTTTTGGTGAACGGGGATGGATTCGAACCATCGACTAACGGTAGTTGTTCCTTCAATTATGAAATTGCTGTTAGAGTCTTTTTGTCAAGACCCAATTGAGAGTACCGTTCCTCTATCCAACTGAGATACCCGCCCATATTTTCCGAAAATTTTCGGTTATCGGAGTCACCGTCAGAAGGAGTTCCTTTGTTCTTTACTCTTTCTTCCTTCTGAATATATTATACCACACTTTCTTTCATTTGTCAAGGGGTTTTTGAAAATTTCCTAAAAAATTTTTCGATTATTTTCGCTTAAGGTCTTCCAGTAAAAAGAGGCACATTACCAACACAAGAATCATTTCTCTTTTTCCTCCGTCTCTTCTCTTTGGAGCCACATTTTGATGATATCATAATTTACCGGAGTTAGAACATCTGGGAAGAATCGACAGTGCTCGTGAATCTCGCAATATGCGCACGGGCAAGTTTTCCCGCTTTCCATCATAACCTTTTTGGCCTCACAGTTTTCACAATATTCTTTATCGAACCAATTCATCCACGGAGAATTGTCAAACAGTCCGTTTTCATCAAGCCAAAGTGAAAATTCATCGAGCGACATTGCTCTGAGTTTTTCAATATTTGTCATTGGTTTTACCTCCTTGTTCTTTCTGATACCATTATATCATAAAACCTCCCGTTTGTCAAGAGGTTTTATGAAATTTCTCAAAAAAATTTTTACGATTCTTTCTGCTTCTTTCTATTGTAAAACCAATTTACAATTCTGTTAATAATTTCGTAAACTTTATTCATAAACTTGTTTCTTGCCTTACGTTTCAAAAGAGAATAATCATCTTCTTGATCGGTCGTTCCCCACGCTTCGCCAATCTTAAAATTAAACGGCAGCGTGAAATAACCATCTCCTGCGTAAAGAACGCCCCAAGAGTTTTGAACAATCCAGCCCTTTTCATTCCATCCAACAATCAGAACGCAATGTCCTCCGGAATTTTTTGCGTTTTGCGGATAACAATATGTGTCATCGGCAATATATGCATTCTCCTTACAAGTCATCGAAATAACAACCGGTCCGTGGTTCATTAGAGCGGTTTTGATTTCTTCCTGAGTTTTAACGCGATAATAAGAACCGATTCGATGAGGATATGCAAGATCTCGATACTCTTCCACTTTCTCGTTGACATTTTTCATTGCCTCCGCTGTGTTGTGGTTTCCGGGACAATCTGCGTGGTAGCAGTCTCCATATTTCTGAACTGTCTTGAGCGCATCGCGGATTACCATACCATCCCCGATATAATAACCGATATCTCGAGTCCCGTAAATAAACTCCGTGCTGAACTTGCGATATTTTCCTGTTTCGATTAAATTGTGATATTCAATGAGTGAGGAAAGTGCGTGTGCAACGCAGGTCGGCTTCATCCCTTGATTTTTAACATTAACCTTTTTAGGAAGTTCAAATGTTTTAGGAAAATCTTTTCCAGCAACGATCTGATAGTCTCTTACATCATACGGACTTTCAACAACCTGTGTCTGTAAAAACTCCCTGTTAATTGTCGTTTCTTTTTCGGACATTATTCTATATCTCCTTCTGTTTTTGTCTCTTTCGTTTTTTGTTCCCTCTCCATATTTCTGATAATTGTCTTTTCTTTATCTGAATTGTCTGGAACTTCCGGCACATCTTCATCTGTCGCTTCGTTACGTTTATTCGGATCCATAAACACAACGCAATCTCCCCAATCAACATTTGCGTGAGAAACGCCCTCGTTGTTTGCTGTTCTTGAATAAAGCTTCAGTTCATCGTCGGATAAAACGACTGTTTTATTACTCTTCAATTGTGCTCGATAGTCTTTGAAACGGTTAGCCATATTATTTTAGTTATTCTCCTCTTTTGTTTCACACGTAATAAGTTCGCTGTTTGGAAGCGTTTTAATCCATTCACAGAAAGCTCTCCACTCTGGAAGCCTATGATTTTTACGTTGGGCATAAATTGTTTTAAGTTGACGATAATTGGTCGTCATTCCTGCAGTCAACTGAAATCCGCACGGGTTGGAATAAAGAATTTCAAGATACATATTCTTTTTCACATTTTCAGCAACGCTTCCTGGTCTTGCGTCTTTTGACAACTCACAATAATCATTATATTCTCTAATCTTTTCTTTCATAATATCAACAATTCTTTGGTCAACATATTTAATATATTGATTGTCGAGATTAAATCGAGTAATTCGATGCATTGTCGATTGAGAACTAACGAAATCAAGAAAATGATATCTTTGTGCTTCTGTCCAAGCTTTAACAGTAAAGGTTAAATCAAATTGGACGATTACTCCAGTAAGCCATTGGTCGTGTCCTGCCCCGCGTTCGCTTCTTGCGAGGGAGGCAATTCCGGAAGTCAAATCACTGTTTAATTTACCAATATCTGTTGACATTGGATATTTGGCTCTTTTAATTGATTCTTCGAGTCCATAAACTTTTACATTTGAAATAATTTCTGAATAATCCATATTTTTCCTTTATCTATGAAATTTAGGGTTGTCGCGTTCATACGGCAACCGAGTATACCACAATTCGTCTACAAGATTTGAAAATCTATCTCCGTACATAATTTGGTCATAAATGTCAATTTTTGCTTTGTTACCAAAATTTTGTTTGCCAATATATTTGTCGGCAAAACCTACCCAATCAAAATTTTTGTCATCTGTTACATCAAGAAAAGAAGTTTCTGGATTTCGGCCGCCAATCCATGGAGAAAGGATAATTCGTCCTTCCTCCATTTTAGAAATAATTAGTTCCCACTCGCATTTTGCCCAAAATCTATACATAAATTCGGATTGAAGGCTTTTGGAAAATTCTTCTCTGTTCTGGCTTTTCTTCTTTAAATTTTTAATAAATTTTTCTTGATGTTTTAAAACGTCATAATTTTCAATTCTGTCTGCGTTAAAATTGTGATATTTAACGAACAGGCTAAATTTACTCATCTTCATTCTCCTCTTTCGGACAATCATCTTCTAATTCACAAGAATTGATTTCATAACAATTCTTTCCGACCACTACAAAATAATCATTAATGTCATTTTCGTTTGATTGGAATACTGCGATAAAAGTATCTCCAGTTCCATTATAACAATATCCGCAATTACTTCTAAGATATGTCTGAACCGTCTCATCAATCATATTGCGAATTTCTTCGTCTGGAAGTTTTACGGCTCCTTCAGATACACCAAACCGAAAATACTTTTTCGGAAATGCTTCTCCGGCAGAAAGCGGCTTATGAAATACTTTATCTCTAGTTTTGGGAAGCAACATTAACTGTTCTTCCCCACAGCAAGGACAACAATCGAGACTTTCATTAATTCCAACTTCTATCTCTGCTTCGCAATTATCACAAACATAACGAACCGTCTTTTTTTCTTCTTTTGGTTTTCCCTGTTTAATAATTCTCATTTTCTTTTTCTTCTCCTTCCTCCAGAACCTCACCGGTTTCTGGATCAATAATCATTTGGTCAACAACCCACAAGCTAAGGCTTGATGGGCTTGTAGCTCGATACGACTTCGTTATTACATTTAATGGTGTAATAATTTATTCGTAAGCATAAACTACCTATCAGGACATGAGCTTGCCCCTAAAATTCTTTTTCCCTCTGTTAAAATATTCTTTGCAGCATTAACATCTCTGTCGTGTACTGTACCGCACTCTGGACAGGTCCATTCTCTAATCCACAGTGGTTTCCTTCCTGTAACACGCCCACAACACGAACAAATTTGCGAACTGGGAAACCATCTATCAATTTTCTGAACTGTTCGACCTTTATCTAATGCTTTATATTCTAACATATTTACAAATTCAGACCAGCCAACATCAGAAATGCTTAATGCTAAATGATGATTGTTCATAAGACCTTTTACATTCAAATCTTCTAAAGCTATCACTTGGTTCTCGTTTGTAAGCCTATAGGAAATTTTATGTAAATAATCTTTTCTTTGGTTGGCGATATGCTGATGTAACTTAGCAACTTTTAATTTCTGATTATTATAATTATTGCTACCTCGCTCCATTTTACTTAGCTTTCTTTGTTTTCGTTTCAACTTCGGCAATTCTTTTTTCAAAGATTGTAATGCCGGAAACTTCTCACCATCAGAACAAATAACCAAGTCTTTTAACCCCAAATCAATACCGACTTCCTTATTTACTGGCTCTAATTTTTCTGTTATTTCTTCATCCTTCCATAGAATAGCAATATAAAATTCACCAGTGGGCGTCATAGAAATAGTACATGATTTTGCAGTCCCAGTTTTATGGCGATGATTAACAATCTTTACATATCCCAGTTTTGGCAACTTAATGTTATTTTCTGTAACTGGATAACCAAAAGAAGTCATGGTTTTATAACTATTTTTAAGCTTCTTTTTACTTTTATACTTTGGAAATCCAATATTTTTTTCTTTGAAAAATTTAAAAAATGCAGATTGCAAATCCATCTGAGTAAAACACAATGCCATAGAGTCAACTTCTTTTAACCATTCAAATTCTTTTTTATAAAAAGCAGGAGTATTAATTTTGCTCTTTTGATATTTTTTATAATATTTAATATTATCATATAACGCTTGATTCCAATACCATCTACAACAACCAAAAGTTTTAATTATGATCTGCTTTTGTTCATCAGCGGGGTAACATCTTATTTTGTATGCCTTAATAATTTTTACCTCCTAATATAACATTCTATTTTTTGCAATTCCTCCCATCGGCTAAAGCCAATGGGATTACTCGTCAAACTTCTTTTGAACCTGTTTCGGAATCTTTTTCAGCTTAAATCGTCTTCCAAGATATTCTTCTCCGTCCGCGCACTCAACCGGCGCATATGCGTCCTTTTCTTCAATAACATTTAAAATCTGTTCGTCAAGCAAACTCCAAGCAAAGTCCCAGTTGAATTTTGAATAACTCTGCGAAAGTGCTTTAATGTATGTCAATGCGTCCATTGGAGACATTTCAAGTTCATCATATTCGATACGAAGTTCATCTCGAATCGAATCAAGAATTTCCATTCGAATTTCGTCTGCTTGTTCTTCGTCAGAATTGTTAAAAATCTGATTGACAATTGTGATTGCTTTTTTGTCATTGAATTTCCGATACATATCTCGGAATTTACCAAGAATCTCCGAGTCGAATCTATATTCGTCAAGGTTGTAATACGGAAGTAGGCTAATACAATTCTTATTGTATTGAATGTCAAAATCTGTATCTTCAACCATATGACATAAAATGTTCATCGTACAATTCGTGTTTAAAACCGGGGAAAATTGATGATAATTTCTGATAAAATTTTTCTCTTCTGGCGTTTTATTCTCTTTTATCAGAAGTTTCTTTAATTTAGTCCGATATGTGCATTTTGCGATTTCGTCGTATCTCTTTTCGTGTGTCTTATACGAAGTATTCAATTCTGGATATAAATATCTAAAGAAATATGGCTTCTTGTTAATAACAAGGGAATTATGATATCTCTTTGCTTTAATGACATCTTCTGGATCATCTTTTTCAACCTTCTGTGTGCGAAGCCACTCGTCTTTCGGAGGTCCTTTTGCTTCAACGCCCTTAATTCTGTCAATTTCCTGTCCGTTGATTTCGCGAAGAAGCTTTTTACGCAACTCTATTTCATCTCGCTGACGTTTTTGGTCTGGCCTCTGAAACAATGGAAGCATTGCTTCAAGCTGCGTGGAATAATTGCTATATGTCCCAACTTTTGTTCCGAATCCACGCAAGTCTGTTTTCACAAATTCGCGGTGGCAGATTTTATGAACAGGAGCCGATTTTTTGTCGTAGCTAATTGGATTCGTCATGTCTTTCATCGAACCTTTTAGGAGAATTTCGTTGTCTGATGACATTACTAAATCTCCGTCAACCTTTATACCCTCGGTTTCCCGATATTTATTAGGGGAGTAGACTATCTCTTCAACTCTTTTTCTATTACCAAAATTGAGTTGCTCGGCACTTGGAGGAAATGATTTTCACATTTCCTCTACTCTACTTGCTTCTTCACGAATGTTTTTCTCATTCGTTATGCTTTCGATAGTCGTTACACCTTCCTTGTTCCCAAGGCTTGGCACGGTATTTTCTTCGTTGTTGTGTCTATATATTTTTAATTTATATTTATAACAAATATTATCTATTTGACCGCGCTCATATTCGCAAATATATGTCGCAATAGTCGATGGTTTTAAACAAGTTTTTTCTTTTGATATTATCCAATCGATTGCGTCCATAATACAATCAAATCTAATGATAAAATTCATATTCAAATCATAAATTTCGCATATCTTTGCGTTGCTATTTTTAGAACGAGTATATCCTATATTTGCATCTTTAATTTTTTGAATAGCTTCTGGTGTATGAGTTTTGCCATACATTCCATTTGCTTCACCAGAACATCTGCCGCCCGGTCTGCCGCCTTCATCAAAGTTCGTTAGGTTATACCCTTTGCTTAAATAATCTGCAATTGTTTCCTTTTCTTTTTGATATGCTTCTTCTTCTGTTAAATTATTAATGATTATTTCCCCGTGACAATTTGGATATTTACGAATATATCTCATAAAATATCTATTTCTCCTACTTGGTCTTTTATCTTTGTATCTACAATTAGAACCCTTACCAACATAGAATATTTCACCGTTGTCATCGTTTACCCATTGATAAACATAATATATAGGATTTTCATCTATATTGCATCACCTCCGTGGCGACACAACAACTTTCCAAATCTACCGTTAGCCGAACTTTGTTCGACACCTTACTATTGTAAGTTCACCGAGTTTTCATCTAACTGTCACCAGTTAGCGGACCCTGATCACTAGTCACTGTCCGAATGTCTTAATGTGCTCAAATCATAAATCGAATAAATTATTCCGCTTTCAATCCATTTATACCATCTATCTGCTTCGTTGCTTCTATATAATTTACAGTGGTTGACTTCGTGTTTATCCAGCAGGGGGGATCGGCACAGCACGATATCTTTTCCGGGTTCATATCTCTTGTTCCAGAAGTTTGAATAAATATATTCTCCAGGAATCTCACCTTTTGGATCAAGTCCTAACGCACTTCGACATTGTGCGATTGGATCTGAAATCATAAATGAGTAATTACCTCTAACCCAAATCTTTCCAATCTTTGCTTGAGTAATGCTTCGAATCAGGTTACGATAAATCTTCCGTTGAACATATGTATCTTTTAGAAAGTCTGGATTTTTTACAACAGCTTTCATTGCAAGACTTTGTGCCCTCGTATAAACATCGTTATACTCGATCTGATAATCTTCTGAAAATCCTCCAAGCGAATACAGCATCGCATATAACGGATCTCCGGAGCAAACCTTCTTAATCCAATCAATTGTTGGTTGAACAAGGTTTTTAATGTCATCTTTATCGATATTCAAAACCTGAATTATCTGATAATTCGCAAGAACCCATTCATCATCAAACTTTCGGTTATATCTCGAAACGCCCCAACCAATTTGTGCCATTTCGATATATTCAGAATAATCTTCCCAGCTTGAATAATACTTATGCATCTTGAACTGTGATTCTGAAAGAAGAACATCGATTTCGTCAACTTTATATGGATGCCCCCATTTGTCATAAATATATTCAATTCCATTTTCTTTCGCATATGCGTGAAAATCGAACGGGACAAGGTTTCCTTTAACGAATATTGAACGAACGACATATGAACTTGCAACATATCCAAGGTTCATTTCCTGCGACCATTTTTGCGCCATTTCCGGAGAAACGAGTCCTTGCCCATCGCAAGAATTCATAGTAATATCGAGAACCCTTTCTTCAACCTTCTTCTTTCCATTTTCGTCCGTTGTGATCCAGTCCAACTTTTGGTTTGGAACTGTTGTGAAAAAGTCTTTAATGACACAAATGCGCGGAGTTGAGACCCACAAAATTGACGATGTAGAAAGAGCAAAATATGCTGAAAGTTTAGCAAGATTAAATTCTTTAACGCGATTGTTGAAATCACACATTAATCTATTAGTTAATTCTTCTGCGATTTCGGCATTAACCATTAAAACACAATTATGTCTAATTTGTCCAGCAGATGCACTAAATCGAACATATCGGATTCCATTAACATAAAAGCCGGATTTTGAAATTCTTTTATATTCTTCTTTCTTTTTTACTTCAACAACAACGAAGTCTTTAACAAATAGTGTATTTAGGATTGCTTGCCAAAATATTTTAGCTTCTTTACTTCGTCCCTCTTTTTTTGCTCTATGGAGAGAGTTTCGAAGAAATTGAATATTTGAAAAAATTTCTTTGTAATTTCTGTTGTCGCCACGAATTTTTCGTGCTTGGTCAAACGCAATATTATCTCCGCAAGAAACTAAGCATCCTTCTTGCGCCGCTCGGCGTGGAGTATAATCTTTAATATCTAAATTATTTTCGCAAATAAATGCGGAAGAGAACTTGTAAATCTGATACAAATTCTGTTCTCTAATTGACATTATTCCACCTCTAATTGAAATGTTTGTTTTACCTTTTCTCTTAAGTCATCAAGAGAACCATCATTAATAATTGTGCTATCATATTCAGAAAATGTGCTCATTTCTGTTTCTGAAATATGTGATTTTTGTTCCGGAGTAAGTCCGTTGTCAAAATTCGGTCTTTCGATACGGATGTTTTTATAATCAAAATCCAAAAATCCAAAAGCCTCATTCTTATATCGGCAATCCGGAATCAACATATATTCTTCTGAACATCCGAGAGCAATCTGTCGAGCAATATTAACCCAGCATTGCGGATTGTTCTGCCGATAATATGTTCCGACGCTTTGAAGAATCGTTCTTCCAATTGGTCCTTTGTCGCCTTTAATCCAATTATATGAATTTTCACACAATGACTTAAGAGCATCGGCAAAATGATACACAAGAACCGTCTTTCCTGCTTTTTCCAACTCTTCTTTCAAGAATGTCGCACTTTGATCTTTTCCGTGTCTCGCGAATCCTGAAAACAAAATAATTTTAGTCGATTTCACAGTTAGCACCTCTCCATAAACACATCTGAATTTTCAAGAGCAAACTCTAAAGTTTCGATTATCTCTTTCCAGCTATTCATTATATAAAGAGGTTCACTCGTTATGTCTGTTCGATTCCAATAAAAGTCTCGATTATTTTTAAATAAAATTTTTATATTCGCGTTGCTTCCAATCAAACAATCTGTTCGATCATCAATTTGGATTCCATAATCCATATCGATATGAGATTTATCGAAGTTTTGTTCTTCCTTTGAATCAAATCTACATCCAACAACTTTCGCTTTTGGAAGATGCTTTTTGAAATATTTTTGTTTATGTTCAATATTAGATTTATGTCCTTTTGTTACGATATTCCATTCAAAATCATTTTCGTGTTTAAGATAAAAGCTTTCAAAATCTGGATTAATTTTTACGATATTAAAAAAATCTTCCGAGTCGTATATTTCAACTATTCTTTCGTTTGTCATATACGGGAATAAAGATCGATATTTCCAATCTCGAAGTCCATCGTATATTTTGGGTGGATTAATATTGTCTTGTTGATTAACAATATCAATAAAGGCTTTTGACGATTCTAAAATTGTATCGTCGGCGTCTATAAAAAGTTTGATTTTTCTCTGTTGAATATTGTCCATAGAAATTAAATGAAGTATGTAATTAAAAACATCACATCAAGAATCCTCCTGTTTTATTATTTAGGGAACCCGGCATTCCCTTTCCTTGATTATATTATAGCATATTTTTTCCTGTTTGTCAAGAGGTTTTACAAAATTTTTTGTGATTTTTAGAAAAAATTTTAGAGAAAAATTGTAAAATATAGATAAGAGAGATAAAGAACAAAGGAAAATATAAAGAAGAAAAGGAAATTAGAATAAATATTATGATGTTCATAATATGTTTACAAAAAAATTTTAAAATATGTATTGACAAAATGATTTTTTTAGTGTATAATAGGGGTGGTTGGGCGGGAATAGATAATAAGAATAAGTGTATAATATAATATATAATACTTGATATATATAATTACTTAATCTTAGTAATATATAAATACTAGTAATAAATATTGATAATATATAATAACGCGTGTGCGCGCGTATACAATAAGAAGTAGAAAAAATAAAAATAAAGAAATTTCCAAAAACCTCTTGACAAAACAGTGGTTTCGTGGTATACTAAATATGAGTAAAAAGACGATTGGAGGATTGTTGGTGAAAAATAAAGAAATCAAGGCAGTTTATGATTCGTTTATAAAAGACGGAACGGAAACAACGGAGGAGCTTGAAGATTCTTTCCTGCCGTCTGTAAAAAATAAAGACGCAAAAAGAAAGCTTCTTGGGAAGATGAAAGAGATTTGGCTTGAGAAAATTCAAAATCAATTGCTTGATGAGTTTGCGATATCGTTTTATGATCTTGAAATTGAGTTCTTGAAATCTCTTCCGAACGAAAAGATAAAAAGATTATTTTATTCATTGCTTTGCTTCGAAAAGTTCCACTGGCATGAGTCTGGTTGGATTCGTTTTGAAATTGATGAGCTTGCGGAGTTGAGCGGATTGAAGACCTTGAAGTGCGAAGATTTCGCCGATTTAGCCCCGTTCGGATTAAAGATGCGAGTGACCGGAAGCAAGAACGCCGTTTCGACATATTATTCAATTGGTTTGACGATAGAGAAGCAGACTGGGAAACACCGAGAAAAGAAATCTGTGGAGGTTTTGGGAACTGAATGCGCGGAGAAGTTTTGGGAGGTTGTGAATGGAACTTGTTGATAGGGAGAAAGCCTGTCAGGAAATCCTTGCGACAAGAAAGTATATCGAAGGACCATCGGAAAACGCGCAGGATAACTGGATTCTCCAATATTTAAAAAGACGACTTTCCAAAAATATGAATGAATCGTATAAGATATGGAAAGAAGTTTTTGAATCGAAACACGGAAAAGATTCTAACGGTTGGATGGGTGTTTTTTTAAAAAAATGGGAAAATCTAAAAGGCGTTACGATAACACCCGTCAAAAATCATAAAATATATCAAAGAGAAATTGATTTGATAAACTCTTGTCGTTTGAAGACTGTTTGGCAAAAAGAAGTGCTTCTTGCGATGGTGTGTTATTTTAAATTTACTGGGAAAAATCAAGTCAGAAACATTTTTGTTGATGAGCTTGTTAAATATTCTAAAGAGGCCCCCGTATATACAACTCCGTTTATGGCAAACGATATTGTTGAAGAGTCCGTTCGCGTTGGGTTGTTTAAAAAAACGGAAAAAGAGCAGTGGGACAGCGTAAAGGGCGTTTCATATAAGACAACAGTTTATGAGTTTGAAAATAAAAAGCAATCAGACGATATCGTTTCTTTCGAAATTTGGAACGCATATGATGTTTCGAAGTATGGTGGGTGGTTCGATTCAAAATTGGTTTGTGAGAATTGTGGAAAAGAATTTGTTGGAAACTGTAGAACACAAAGAACAATTTGCGAAGACTGTTGGAAGATAGAAAGAAAGAGTAAAATTGCTGCCGCAGCTAAATTATGTATGAGAAATAAAAAATTTAAACAGCAATTTTAAATCAAATAGTTGGTAAATTTAATAAAAAAGACTGGTTTTTATTATGTTTTTTAAATATTTAAACACCAATACTTGGTTTATTAAGTGGAGAGAGAAAGGTAATAATAAATAAAAGCTGAATTTTAGTTACCAGAACGAGTAATCGTTCGCAGGGGTGACGTTACGACGTCGCCCCTTACCCTACGCCTTTTTAGTTCAGTTGGTGGAACGTTTGACTGTTAATCAAAATGTCGTTGGTTCGAGTCCAGCAAAAGGCGCCAGATCGTCCCTCGGCTTCCTACGGGTCCGAGGGCAAATATTGGAAAGTAGCAAATCGGCAACTGCGGCGGACTGTAAATCCGTTTCCTTCGGGAGCAGTGGGGTCGGCACCCACCTTTCCAACCATAACAAAATTCGTCTGCCGACAGCAGACAATAAGATTAAAAGGAGATTTGATGGATGGTAGACGAAAAGTATCAAATGAGAGACGGAGAGTCAATCGATGATTATATGATCCGAGTGAGTGCTCTCGGTCAGCAAAATCGTTTAACTTGGCAGGAAATCGCAGACATTATCAACGAAGAGACGGATCTGTCTTTTAGTGAGTCAAAGTATCGTAAGAATTATCGCACATATTGTAAGGGTGTAGAAGCCGGAGCAAGGAGTGTGGAAGGGGAATCGATTGCTGAAGAGCCCGTTGTAAGTTTTACGGCAGAAGATTTTGAACTTCGTCAGAGATATCAGACGGCAACCGAAAAGCTCCCGTATTATCGACTGATGAGACAGGACTCTCGGTTTGAGAGATTTTATCGACTGATTGCCGATCAGATCAAGCAACTTCCTCCTCCAGATTATATTGAACCGATTGATTACGACGGAAGCGACGAAGAGGATATAGAATATGTTCTCGGTCTTGCCGATCTTCATATTGGTTCTTGTTTTGAAGGAGTAAACAATTCGTATTCTATTGCGGAAGCAAAAAGACGTTTTGATGTTCTTCTGGGTTATATGATCAATTTTGTTCAGAAGAAGCATATTTCAAAGTTGAAGATTTTGTCACTTGGGGATGCCATTCAAGGCTTAATCAGAATTTCAGATCTTCGTCTGAACGAAGGACCCGTGGTCGATTCGTTCGTTGTTGCGGTTCGACTGATTGCTGACTTTTTGAATAAGTTGAGCGCGTATTGCAGAATTGAATTTTTAATGGTTTGTTATTCTAATCACGATCAGCTTCGTCCGCTTGGAACGAAGGCAAGCGAGCTTGCGTCGGAAGATCTTGGAAAAATTATGTTTGCATATTTAACCGATGTTCTTGCGTTGAATGAAAGAATTCAAATTATTGGAGATACAGATCGAGACAGTCTCGAATTTGACGTTTGGGGCTTCCATTGTAAAGCAATGCACGGGCATCAGATTAACAATCCTGCAACCGTTAGCAAAGACCTTGCAAACAGGGATCGCAAGTTCTACGACTATGTATTCTTGGGTCACACTCATTCTGCTCGTGAGATTATTACGGCAGAAGGAGAACATCACAACATTCAAACATTGACACTTGGAAGCTTTATTGGTTCTTGCCCGTATGCGGATAAGTTGATGGTTGGATCGAAAGCAAGCTGTTCGATTTATGGATTCCATAAAAAATACGGACACGTTGAAAGTTATACTTGTATTTTGAATTAAAGAATTATTCGAACCGCCCGAAGTTTTAGGGCGGTTCATTTTGTTATAAAAGGTGTTTTAAAAGAAAGGGGGAGATCCTCATATGATTTATAAGAAGCGTGTTGGCGACCGGAAGTATGTTGGAAACAAACCTCCGGAATTGCCAGCATTAAAATATCAGTCGATGGAGCTTTTTGACAAACCTCGTAAACAGGCGGTTTGCGATTGCTGCACGACAACCAGAACAATTGAAGAATTTCCATATGTTTCCGGCGCAGATATTTATGTGGTAGGGGAAAATGGGCGCAGAAGAGCAACATTTTGTATGTATTGCTGCGTTAAGTTTTGTGAACGTATGGAAGAAAAATATGGAAACCAATATAAAGCATTATATAGATTATGTGCCTTTATCGGTCTGTATTATGACGACGCCCTTGCACACCGCGTATGGGAAGAAGATAGGGAATATGAGAACGGAGAAAAAGTAAGCGAATTCATTTCTCCGTATGAACTATATATAAGAGCTGTTCAAGACGATCCTCGACTTGAACGTAAGTCGTTTATGGATGAAGGAGACGTGCCGTTTGAATACATCGTTCAAAAGCAGCGCAACCTTTCTATAACGGAAGAACTATCAGAGCAGGGGCGCAGAGACAGACAGGAAATAATTGAGAAATTCCACTACGACCCGTTTGAAAAAGAGCCTGCAAAAGACAGAGGAAGGTTGTATGCAGACCTCGTAACACTTTACGATGACGCAATGGCAACAGACCTTGTTCGTCAGCGTGCGGCAATTGAGGTTGTTAAATCTTTTTATCGAATCGAT